TTTATTTAGATTTTACCAATAAACAGTTAACATTTTAAAATAAATTGTTTATATTATACCTATGATATACATCTTAACATATTTTACATTCGTTAGTCTATTATTTGGATTAATTGGATATCGAAAAATTTGGCACAGATTATTGATGTATACAGATAATGAGTATTGGTCAAATTACAACGTAATTGAATTATCCGATTGGACGGCTAAAGCTACCATTATTATACTAGGATTAGTTTTTGGTATTGAGATATGGTGGTTACATTTCATTACTTTAATAACTTCACCACTATTGATATGGACAAGTATGAAAAAATCGTTACCAACATTAATTATATTTAACACGATTTGGATTATCATATCTTTAACAATTATAATAAAAAACATAATATAAAAAACAAATGGAAAAAATCACATTAAAATTAGGAGACGTTCTACAATTAGAAAGTGAAATAAACGGGTATATTGAACCACAAACTGGAGAACAGGTATTTGAGGGATTCAGTAAACAAAACCTTTCAATCATTTTGAAATACGAATTGAGTGACTTCTCAACAGAACTTAAAGGCGAGAGAACTAAGGTTGAGGCATTGAGAGATGAATTAATCAAAAAGTATGGAGAAGAAGATGGTAATGGTGGCGTCTTAGTAAAAATGTACAACGAAGTTAAGGACGATGAAGGTACCGTAACTGGTAAAGTTGTTAACCCTCAATACATCGAATTTGATAATGAATATGGTGTACTTTTAAATCAAGAAATTGAAATTGAATACCCTGAAATTACCAAAGAAGATCTAAAGGAAGCGGGAAAAACAAAAGACAAATATCGAGTACTATTTAAGTTGATTAAGAAATAATAAAAAAGGGACTTATAGTCCCTTTTTTATTTCTATTAACATATTACCTATATTGTATTGTCCAGGTTCATAATGAGGTAAAGACAACCTCAACCTATTCAAAGTATAAATGTCTTCATCTGTGAATGGCGCAGTTTCATAAACCATCACGTCAACGGTGTCAGTAAGGGTAAATTTCGACCTTAAATCGTAGCGTGTATTCTTTTGTTCATTCTCTATATAATCTTCAGGAATCACCCCTAAATCGATTTTATCGAAGTAAGGTTCTAATTGTACTAATTTCGATTTATCTCTAGTTGTTAAACCAATTGAAAAGGTATTATATTTGAAAATCTTATCTTCCCAATATCTTAATTCATTAAACGATGATATTGGAATACCCCACTTCCTAATAAAGTTTCTATTTGACGAAACTTCAATTTTAAACCTATCGGTCTTCATCTCGTCACTAAATCTAGATGTCTGCGAAACAAAATGATAGGTGATTGCACAGTCCGTTGTTTTAAGTTCGTAGCCTTTTAGTTTCGCACGAATTAAGAAATCATCATCCTCACAGAAACAAGGGACAAAACTAAAACCATCAAACCCACCAATATCATCAAACATTTTCTTGGTCCCACTCATAAAGAAAACCGCACCATCGTAGATATTACAGTCATCTTTATTCTCTTGAACATATTGTTCAAATAAAGTATGGTCGAAATTATGAAAAGATGACCCCATATCCATTAATACTTTACCAGGTCTTTTATGTCCCTTAAAGATTGGAGGTTCAATTGTGGTATATGATAATAAAGTATTTGGATTCTCACCTAATAATCTATCTAAGTTCTCTAAGAACTGTTCACCAATAACCATATCGTTATGTATCAACACTAATTTCTCGGTATCAACTAATTTAATTCCAGCATTGTAGGTATCGGAAAATGTCAATCTTTCATCGTCGTGAAAATATGACATATACTCATCATCTAAAGATTCTAACCATTCCTTTGTACCATCTAAAGATCCCCCACTACTAATAACTAACGGTACCTCTGGATATAACTTACGTAAATGATTATAACAATCCTTAGTTAAATCTAATTTATTTAATACCGCCAATACAAATGTTATATTCATTTATTAATTTCTTTATTTATAAAATCTAACGCTGACGCAATTACTTGATGCATATCATAATATTTGTACTCGGCTAACCTACCACCAAATAAAACACTATCACTTAATTTATTTGCCTCTTCTTTATACTTTGAATATATCTCAGTATTTGATTTATCATTCACAGGATAATATGGTTCGGTCTCACCTGCCTTATATGTGTGAGGATATTCCCACGAAACCCAAGTTGTTGGTGTGTCTGAACTTTCAAAATGTTTATGTTCAATAGTTCTAGTATGTACTATCTCTTCTTCAGTGTAGTTCATCACTGCTGTACCTTGATAGTTTGGTGTGTCAAAGTGTTTATGTTCGAACCTTGTTGTTTTATATTCTAATTCACCATACTTGTAATCAAAGAACCTATCAATAGGACCAGTGTATATTACTTTAGTATGTTCGGGTAATTCATCTTTGAAATAATCAACACCCAACCTAACTTCAATACCATCTAATAACTTTTCAAATATCTGTGTGTAACCACCAATTGGAATACCTTGGTACTTGTCGTTGAAGTAGTTACCATCAAATGTAAATCTAACAGGTAATCTAGTTATAATCTCTTTAGGTAATTCTTTAGGGTCTTTCTTCCATTGTTTGGTAGTATACCCTTTAATCAATTTTTCATACACATCCTTACCAACCAATTTAATTGCTTGTTCCTCTAAGTTAGTTGGTTCACCAATCTCTTTAGATTGATTCTCAATAACAAGTTTAGCTTGTTCAGGTGTGGTAACATTCCATAACTTATTAAATGTCCACATATTAAAAGGTAACGAATACAATTCATCTTTGTAATTAGCAACAGGATTTAATCTGAAGTTATTGAATTCAACAAATTGATTAATCCATTTCCAAACTTCTTCATTAGATGTATGGAATACGTGGGGACCATATGTGTGCATATTAATCCCATCTTTATTTTCTGTGTGACAGTTACCACCTATGTGATTTCTAGAATCAATTACTAAAACCTTCTTACCTGTTTTGGTAAGTTCGTGTGCGCAGATACTACCAAAGAATCCAGAACCCACTATTAAATAATCATATACCATAATCTTATTTTTTTATAACCCAAAAATTATTTTCCAATACTTCTAAAGTTAAATTTTGTTCTTTAACGAATCTGTCAATTGATTTCTTTACATCAATCCAACTAACATAATCATCCCCAAATATTATACCTCCCGCGTTTAATAAGGTAAAATAATTATTTACATCTTTATAAACATCTTCCTCCTCGTGAGAGGCATCGATGTAAATTAAATCCGCGGTTAGTTTTATATCCCTAAAATATCTAAATCCATTTTCTGATGTATTTGGAAATGGTAAAATAGTATCTTGTAAACCATTGTGAATTACATTACTTAAAAATTGATAATAAATCTGAGGGTATCCGTGACGTAATAATAAATTACGTTCTTCTGTTTCCTTTAAACTTGACCAAAATTCAATTGCACCTAACCAAGTGTCCACACAATGTATTGTGGTACCTAATCCCAATTCCTTAGTTGTTTTACCCATATTAATTGCTGACTGTCCTTTCCAAGAACCAACTTCAATAATTGTTTTAGGTTTAATTTCTGTAATTAATTTAATAAAAACTTCACTATTCCCATTCCAACCAGATGTATCTTCGGGTAATAAAGTAAATTCATTGTAGATATTTTTATCAATTAAATTCATATATGTTTTAGAGCTATTTTATGTTCTTCAGGAATGAGTTCCTTTTTATTATGTTCCATAATAAAGAAATCCATTAATTTATCCCTATCTGTTGTTTTGTTTTGAAAACCATTTATCCCACCCTCAATTTGGGTATTATTTATACGATGAATATTTCTTTCACACATTAATTCAAAATCAAAACGATGTAAGTGACACATTCTAAGATTAAGTGTGTGGTTTGTTTTATGGTTAGTTATGTAATGAAATCCTACCACCCATTTTAATGGTACTTTAGATAATAATGTTTTGTGGTAAATTGCATCCTCAAACCAATAGTTTCTATTTTCAATAATTAAGTCACCCTCATCTAAGGACTTTTCCGTTTCTAAAATTTGTAATAAATCTCTACTAATACAAGATTGAACAAGTAAATTTTCATTGTTAATAAAATCATCTATAACTTCATTTAATGGTTTGTCAAGTGAATACAATATCTCATCTATTTCAACAAATAAAACTGATTCATAATTCTCAAGTAATTTAACTTGAAAGTTTTCTACGGTATTAACTAACCATTGGTGGTCGAATGCCATTTCATTAATGACTAACTCAACGCTAACGTCTAATCCTTCAGTTGACCCATCATTTGATTGATGGTCTAAAACATAAATGTCTGAATTATCAAAGTACCTCTTATAATGTTTTAACCATATTGGTAAGAAGTAATTTTCATTTTTTACTATTGTAAAAACGGCGCATTTCTTTTTAGTTGTTGACATATTATTTTCTATTTTACCGTATAAATTGTTTTGTTTTTCTTGTTTGGATATGTCTTTGTAATGTTTAATACAATACGACTCTTCATCCGATGGTAGTAATGAATAGGACTTAGTTCCTATAATTCTTTCGTGAACTTTTCCTTGCCACTCTAAACCTTTCTTATAAACTCTACCTTGAAAGTCTGGGAAGTTAATCCTACCTAAGTCATCAACTATCCATCCCCATCTATTAATGTGATCTTGAGTTATTCCATTTACAATGTTTATTCTAGGTAGAAAAAATAACTCAACATCCTTATTCATAGAAATTATTTCAGTAACGTTCTTTACCATATACTCACTAATCATTTCATCGGCATCTAACTGAAAAATATAATCCCCAACACAATAAGAATTTAATTTATTCTTCCAATCTGCAAAGTTATAATCAAAATCAAAACCTCTCCAAGTTTGTACGTTAGGTTTGATATTAAAAGGTAATAAAAAATCTAACACTTCCTTGTCTCCATTTTTTTCATCAAACAAAACAACTATCTCATCTTGAGGTCGTTTATGTTCTAATAAGAATGGAACTAAATGTTTAATTTCGTTTATCTCTTTGGATACTGTTATAGCAAAACTTATTTTCATAAACTATCTACATAATTTTTTAATCTATTTTCTGGTGACCAACCTAAACGGTCGATTGCATCATTATTTTCACGCAAAGTTATACGATAGTTACCCTTCTGATTCTCAATGTGTAACTTATCACACCCAAATTTTTCCTTAAACATTTCATAGACTTCAAGTATTGAATAATTGGTTCCAGTACCTAACTCCCAAGCGTCTTCGTGTTTTTCATTACTCGTACCAACCCTATATAAACCATCAACTATATCAATAACGTGTGTGAAATCTCGTCTTTGATTACCGTCACCAACAATAGTAATTGGTTCCTTATTAATAACTTGTCTTCTCCATATACCAATAACTGCGGCCCAATCACCGTCAACAACTTCGTTAGGTCCGTAAACATTATAAAATCTAACAATTTCAATGTCTATATCATAAACCTTTCTGTACATTTTACAAATCTCTTCACCCATATGTTTGTAACAAGCGTATGGTGATTGAAATGGGTCGTGCCATCTTGACGACGAACCCGCATATACAACCTTAGCATTTATTTTCTTTGCAAATGAACAAACACTCTCGGTACCTATAGTATTAACTCTGAAAGTTTCTGTTGGATTTTTAAACGATGGTTGGATTCTACTTAGTCCCGCTAAATGATATATCATATTAAAGTCTTTATCCATCAAATCAATAGATTCTATATCTCCCGTATGGTAGTTACACCCATCTACGTGATTGGACACTAACCCACTATCGTAGTTGTCAATAGATTCTACATTATGCCCTTCAAATAATAATCTCTTAATTAGATTAGTTCCTATAAATCCTGCTCCTCCTGTTACTAAAATTTTCATATTATGCTCTTAATCCTCCGTTTATTTCTCTTGTTAATGTTCTTATTATATCTTCATCTATTGTTCTTGCAATTTCTGTTGACATTATTCTTGTTAGTTCCGCCTCAGCATCAATACCGTGATTAGTAAATAAACTATCATTGAATTCAGGTGACCAAGTTGCGGTTAATGTTGGTTTACTAATACCAACAAAGAAGGTAAACTTTCTCATTGTCTTTCTCTTGCAAATAATTTAAACTGTCTATGATTATCTGTGAACATAATATTGGCATCTGTTTGTGGACTTAATCGAATTTGACATTCATTAGGTCCTGTTGCAAATACTACGGGTTCATTATCACCAAACTGAAAACAAAATTCAACATTGTTAATCATTGTTGGTTGTCTTAATGTTAATAGTTGAGTAGGTTCCAAATGTGTAAACATATCTTGGTTACCTGTGAGAAATTTAAATGACATTAGTTAACTTTTGTGAGTTTTGGTAAAACCAATTTATGTTCTTTTGGTTGAATTGTATTTTGTTTTAAAATAGATTCAAACTTATTTTTCATATTATCCAACGTAAAGTTTTCAGAGTTAAACTCTCTAAGCAATTCAGACTTCTCCAAAAACTTATCATAATCCTTAATAACAATTTTCATCACTTCTGTAAACTCGTTATAATTGGCTGTGAACCATTTAGAACCCTTAATGATAAAATCATCTATCACACTTTCGTGTACTTCAGTTAATGAACCACCAACCATTATAGCTTTCTCCATAGGTAAGAAGTCTTTATGTCCAGACCAATTAGACGCTATCACAGGTTTACCCGTCATTGTAAATTCTAATAACGGTCTGCCAAATCCTTCACCTTTTGTTATTGAAACCATTGCTTTTATTTTAGGATGATTATATAACTCATTCATTTCCTCATTGGTTAATTCACCAAACAAAAGATAAATTGATGGAGGAGTGTCGGTTTTACTTAACTTAACAATATCCTCAATTTTCTTTCTAAAATCTTCTCTTTGTCTAACTGAGAAAGTTGCTGACGATGTTTTAAGAACTAATGCAGGTTTTACCTCTTCGTCTTTAAATGCCTCAATGAAACATCTAATCAACATTCCAACATCTTTACGATCCTGACCAGTATCACCTTTCAACCAATGACCAACAAAAAGATACGCAAAATCTTCCGTAATATCAACATCGATACCTTTGTATTTGTTATTGAATATTGATATATCAACACCCTCAAACAATACTGAAACGGGTTTTTCAATTCTATATTGTTTAATTAACTTACCCGTTGTATTTTCGGTTTCATTATAAACTGTTTGTAATAAAACATCTCTAGAAAATGTTGAAGTGGTTATGATGTGGTCCATCCTATTACAACCATCCACCCAATTTTTAGGTGCCACAGTTGTTTCAATACCCGCGGTCACACCTATATTAAATTTACCAACTCTTTGAAATTCATTTGGTACGGTTACTTGTACATAAATCTCTGGTTGATCTGGTAAGTTGGTGATGATGTTTTCATTAATCCAATTATGAAATTCATTTCCTTCTTCTAATGCGGTTAATGGAGTGCTCCCCCAAGAACAACTGTCAATTTTAATATTAAACAAGTCCATCTTATAAAGTGATTCAAGTAAGTCTCTTGAATGTGCACCATATCCGCTTCTTGTTTTTACTGGTCCTCTAAATAATAAAAATGGTTTAATCATATTACTTTATATGTGTCGAATCTTTTTCTTGGTGTGAATTTTTCCATTGTGGTATCAATACCTTCAATCAGTTTATCACACATTATTTTATTTGATAGATTGTTAATCATAAACTCTCTACCTTTTAATCCTTTTTCTTTTCTCTTCTTTTTACTAAACTTATACATTTTCATAATAGCATCAGCAACTTCATTATCGTTAACCCTATCATCAAAAATGTATGGTGTTGGTACTGAACCATTTAAGTTAATTGCCGATGGCCAAATAGGAATAACCCATTCACCGTGAGCTGTTTGACTTCTTTCTTCCTTACTATGTAAAGTACCAACACTAATATAATCATCAGCACTAAAATCAAATCCACATTGATCTTGTAATCCACCAGTAACATTTACAATGATTGGGGTACCCGCCATAATACTTTCTGCGGTTGTTAATCCAAATCCTTCATTGTTTGCAATGTTAATTGTACAATCAACAATGTTATAGAATTCGTTTAGTTTATCTTGTTCTAATTTAACACCCGTGAATCTAACATCATAAGGGCAAAGGTCATTAATAACTGCGGGTAAGTCTGTACCGTTCTCATCAACTGGAGATGTGTGCATTAGCAATAAACATTTTTCGGCCTTTTCTTTTGGTAATCTATCACAGAATAATTTAAATGAATAAATTACGTCACTTGGTTGTTTTCTTCTAATGTTTCTACTGTTGTAAAATAGAACAAAGTCATATTTCTTTTCTCCGTGAATAAATTTAGTTACTTCTTCACTGATAGTATCTAACGGCTTAAATAAATCTGGATTAATACCGTGAGGAACGTAACTTATTTGCCAATCTTTCAAAGGTTTAAATGTAACCTTATCGGTTCTTTTACTGACACGATGAATAATACCATATGTTTGTTTTGAAATACCACCAACCCAATCACAACTTTCGTATACGTCTCTATTGTATTGTGGATCTGGTAAGTCATCCCAAATGTGCCAATATAAAATTGGTACACGCTGTCTTATCTCGTGTTCGTTATCGTATAACCATTGCCAATAGTGTGGGTCAGTAAAATGAAGAATAGCGTCTGGTTTTTCTTCATCCAACAATCTACGAATCGTATTGATGTCCCCATAACCATTGTTTGGTATAATTTTTAAATTTGCGTCCTTAACTCCAGTTCGTTCTCTTATATCATCATTTACATCAACAATCCTCCCAACTTCAGGGTGATTAATTGAAGCACCTAATTGAACCCAATCGTATTTGTGAATAGTACCTAATACAATTTCTTTGGACATAGTAGCAATACCTGATGTCATTCTTAAATCATCAGATAAAAGTAATATTTTTTTCTTCATTAATTTAAAACTTTGAACCGCTAGCGGCTAATCCATTATGATTATTTATTAAGTCTCTGAACTTTTCATCTTTATTGTAAAGGTCCAATGATCGATTAACCAATTTTTGAAGGTTAATTGAACCTTCGATTGATTTAATTTTGAATTTTTTGTAAACGTCGTCTAAGATGTTTACACTCGTTAATTTTGTTTGTGCTTTCATATAATATATAAAATTTTATATACGGATAATGTAAAAAATATCGGACAGAATCCAATATTCCCTGTCCGATATATTATTGGTTATTGTTCTCTAAATCGTTAAGTTTAGCGACAATTTTCTCTACCAACTCCTCTTGGGTTTGGGTAATGGTAGTTGATGAACCTGTATTAGATTCAGTTAATTTGATTGTTACGTTTTGAGTCTGTTCTTGAACAGGTTGTTCGTCAGCTCTTTTTTTACATCCGCAGCCCATAGTATTAATGTTTAATTATAAATAGTTTGTTTTATTGTTATTGATTACTCATATTTTATAAAATATAACAAAAATAATTTAAAAAATCAATTGAAAAGGGGTATAATTTTATCTAATGGGATTCTGAGGTGTTCCAAGGTAAAGGTTGACTTTATCTCCTACCTTGAAATCTTTACAGGTTCCACCTGGGAATTCAACAACGTGATCACCAAGACCCGTATATTTTGGTGGATTCATATGATGTCTATCAGGTGCGGGGCAATTGTGGTGAATACGACTTACTCTGTTGTTTAGAACAAAAACAATATCCAATGGGATTAAACAGTTCTTCATCCAGAATGAATGATGTCCTTTACCCATTTTAAAAATCATACAACCCTCAAGTGAGTCTCGACCCATCATACCCCTTTGGATATCTTCTGGGTTTGTTAGGTACTCACCAGGGAACATTTTACCACCTATTGTAACATTCATATCTATAATTATTTGGTATTTTAATTTAATTTTTGTATAATTGGATTATGGAAAATATATTCGGAGGATTAATAGAATTCAAGAGCAAAAAGGAATTCGATTCATTTATTGATAATATCAGTAAAGAGGACACCATTCAAATAATAGAGGCCTCCATATCTTACGGTCAACAAAATGGTTTATACACGATAGAGGAGTCCCATATATTGTATAAATGTTTAAGTAAATTAAAAGAAAATGATTAATTATGAAGACTAAAAAAATATATTTTAAAGATTTCTTTGTTTATAACAAGAAGCATCATTGGTTTATCTTACCAACAATTGTTTTCTTTTATAATAAAGAAACGTTTCTTGAGACTGGTGTCTACTCACCATCTTGGGGGTTAACTGTTAGATGGTTAACATATATGGTTGGATTTCAAATACAAGAAGGATATTAATATGGAAAATAAAGATAGTAGTGGATTAATAATTGGGTTAATAATTGGGTCACTCCTCGGTGTGTTTGTTTCATTAATACAACTTAATGATAAACCCGTATCCGTTGTGTCAACAACAGTGTGTAAAGATGATTCGTTACAAAACGTCATCAATGAATTACAAATGGATCTGAAAATGCAATCAGATGGTTTTGATTCTAAAGAAAAAAGATATGATGATATTTTATTTGAATATCAATATGGGATTGAACATTTAAAAACTTATCAACCGCAATCATATAGAGAGTTTCACAGAATTTTATCTCATAAAGAAAGTGTTAATAGACAAGACGAACAAGATAATATAAAAAGGTTAGAAACACCAAAATGGTAAATATGAATACGATTGATAAAAAATATCAAGATTTATTAGAAGACATTTTAGATAATGGAGTCGTTAAAACTGACAGAACTGGGACCGGAACCATATCGGTATTTGGTAGACAAATTCGACATAAGATGTCACAAGGGTTTCCATTACTCACAACTAAGAAGATATCTTGGAAAACTATAGTAACCGAGTTGATTTGGTTTTTAAGCGGCAGTACTAACATCAAGTATCTAGTGATGAACGGGTGTAATATTTGGAATGGTGATGCTTTTAAGAACTATTCTAAAAAAATTAATGAGATTATTGATGGATATAGATGTGGGGACATTTTGGGTATGCAGCCACACATAGAAAAATGGTTTAGTAACTCTGATGAGTTAACACCGTTAACCCAAGAAGAGTTTGTTAACTTGATTAAAATTGATGATGAATTTGCCAAAGAGTGGGGTGAGCTAGGTCCAATCTATGGTAAACAGTGGAGAAGTTGGAAAACCGAGGATGAATATCTCGATGGGGTTTCATATTTCAAATACCCACAAATAGACCAAATTCAAAACTTAATTGATGAACTCAAAACAAATCCAGATAGTAGAAGATTAATGGTATCTGCTTGGAATGTGGGTGAGTTAGACCAAATGGTTTTACCACCTTGTCATTATGGATTTCAAGTTTACACAAGAAAATTAACAGGTGAAGAGATGTGGGACTTATTAAAGAAGAAAGTTGGAGAAGAAAGATTTCAATTAATGGTTGAAGATATTGTTCCATTTGGCGGCGGATTAAGTGAGGAATTACAAGCATATAATATTCCCAAAAGAGCCATTTCTTTAATGTGGAATCAACGTTCTGTAGATACATTCTTAGGATTACCATTCAATATCGCATCATATGGTTTATTATTAAAAATGATTGCAGATGAGATGAATATGGTTCCTGATGAATTAATAGGTAATCTAGGGGATGTTCATTTATATAAAAACCATATTGAACAAGCTAAAGAACAAATAAACAGAGAACCATTTGATTTACCAACCGTACACGTTAGGGATGGAATATTTTCATTTGGGGAACAAGACGTAATATTAGAAAATTATCAATCACACCCATCAATAAAGGCACCACTAAGTAATTAAATTATGAGTAAAGAAGAAATCATTAAAGAGATTTTAGAATTAAAATCAAAGAAAGTACCAAATCAAAAAGATAAACTACGAATACAACAACTACAACAAAAGTTGGGGAGGTCAAATGGTTAAAAATAAAACAAATTATCATTATTGTGAGAAAAATTATTTTAATTACAACGCTAATGCTGATCTCTAGGGGGTTGGTGGCACAGACGGTACAACGCAATCAATTTGCGGACTATGTGGAATGGTTACAAATAAATAACCCACCGTTAGGTAATTTCATTAATAGTTGGTTGGGTGTTAAGTATAAATTGGGCGGTAGTACTAAAAAAGGTATTGATTGTTCACAATTCAATAAAAGATTATATAAGGACGTATATGGTATTGATTTAAAAGATGTCTGCTATCAACAATGGTATCAGATAACTAGAGTCGTTAAAGATAGTTTACAAATGGGAGACCTTATCTATTTTAGAAGCACTCAAAGTCCAAGTGGTTGGCATTGTGGTGTTTATTTAGGTAATAGGATTTTTGTCCACGCAGCCAATAGATACGAGAATGTTAAGCTCAGTAGTATTGATGAGCCAAGATACGTTAAAGCGTACAAGGGAGGGGGTCGTTTACATTAACGACCTTGACCTCTGTATCTCTTTGGTTTTTGATCTTTTGGACCGAAATTTTTCTTACATTTACCCTTACCTTTTTTACCAAAAGAAACCTTTTGAGCTGTAGATGAACCTTTTGCTTTCGCCATAATATATTTTTTTATATAAATACGAATATCCTAACTTTTTTTACTATATTTGTACCCTAAACTTATAAAGATGGAAGACATTTTAAGAGAAAAATATCAATACGCCACGATAACCCCATTTAAGGATTATTGTAGATTAGATGAGAAAGAGGATTTGTCCAAATCATTAATTAATCATTTAGATAGTTTACAAATTGATTGGGATGACCCAAATAAAAAACTTGAACGTTTAAAGGAAGGATTAAACCCTGGTAAAATAGTCACCTTACCTGAGAAAAAAAAGAAGAAGGTATTTTATGCGGCAACGACTGAACCAATAGATGAAACCTTTCGATTAACTTATTACATTGAGAAAAATAAGTTAGGTAATTGTTCCTTTGAAACGACAAAGGATAGACAAATTAAAAGTCACTATGGTAGACCTCTCTCCGAAATAAATGTAACCACAATTGAAAGATCAATCAGAAGACACGGAGATAAGATTACAATCAAACTTTATAGACAAGATAAACACAGAAGTTATAACTGCATTTACTTTAAAAAAAGTTATATTGTTCAGTCTTTAACTTTTAATTTGGTTACTGGTAATTTTACAACCTTAACTAAAACTGTTAGAGGTAAACAAAATTCACAAGTATTCAGAACAAATAGTTTCCAATCGTTACATAATTTAATTCAGAACACATCATTCCTTACAATTAAAACAAATGGGATGGGTTACAACTCAAGATTGTATAATGATTACCAGGATAGTTTTGATGATAATTTATTTACAAGTAAAATTCAAGAATCTTTGGGTTTAGATTTAGGATGTATCTCATATTCATCAAATCAAGAAAGCTTCATTAGCGACGTAATGACCGCATTCATCAAAAAGAAAAAGATTAAAGTACCAAACAGTCATTATGATTACCTTCTAACTAAGTTATATCCCACAGAGAAGTTCTTAAAAAAGAACGATAGGAAATTAGTGGCATCCGTTTTGGATATGTTAGGTATTAAAACTAAAGCAACTATTAAAATTTTACACGAATATCCTAACATTGACATTTATGGTTTATGTAAGTTCATTCATTACTTTGATAGTGATTATGCAAAGTACATTGGAAATGTAAACCCAATGATATTTGAAAAGTCGACCCGTAAATTTGGAATTACAAATTATAACGATGTTGGAACCAAAGCGGTGATGTTAAGGGAAATGAATAAGGTATACGGTTTAAAGGATATCGAAAAAGAAAACCTTATAAAGATAGTTAACTCGTTTAATTATATGGATTCCAATAGTGCTCTTTCTGAAAGATTTATTCAGTTGGTTGATGACCATATAAGAATGATTGAGGGTGTTAGAGAATATGATTCATCTATTTATTTGAAGGCTAGAACTATGGACGAATTTCACGTCGAACATAGAGAGTTAACTAAAATGATGGGAGCAATCAAAAAAGGTTGGGTCATTGAATATCAATACGAAGATAAAGTTTTAGAAGATTTACAAAAACCTTTAGAGTGTTTGGAAAATGATACATCCTTACACACATTATACCCTTACGTTCTTAGAAGGGAAGAAGATTATATTGAAGAGGGCGTGTTTATGCACCACTGTGTTGCAACCTATTCTGATAAAGATAAATCTATAGTCATATCATTAAGAAATAAAAGTGGGATGGATAGGGTAACTTGTGAGTTCGATATTCAATCTGGTAAGTGCATTCAACAGAGATCATTCTGTAACGCCTCACCGCCACCAACATTTGAAGACGGTCTTTTATTATTGTCTCAAAAAATAGAACAATGTTCAAGATGGGGAACCCTTAATTGGAAAGAAAAGAAGAAGGTTCCAGTTAAAATAAATGGTATCGAAATTACGCAAGAGTTACCACCAGTCAGGGTTACAGATATATTCAACGGCATCAGATTACCCTTCGAAGATTTTTAACTACACAAACTAAATAAATCCATCTATATTTTATGTAGATGGATTTATTATTAATACACAATCAGAAAAAGGTAGACACTAAAAGCGGGTCGGTTTCATTATGTGATTTGAAATTATACTCTGACGATAACAATATTGAATTTGTTGGTACGTTTGATTTTGATTATCAACGATACGGAACCAAGAAACAAATTACATTTACCCACACATTTAATTTAAACATATCGACTGGAGATATTGTTGTTGGTTATAGACTTAACAATAATAACTTAACAGATGAGAAGCAATTTAAATCCTCATTCCTAACTAAAAAGAATTCATTCAAATTACTTTCTGAGTTAAGTGAGAATGGATATTATAGAGGTGAAAAGAGATTAAAGTTTTGGGGTGTTAAGTATGATAGGGCAATTGAATCGATTAATGACATTATCTATAAGAAAATAGAACCTAACTTTAAAAGTGATTTTATTAAATCTAAGAACTACGAACACAAAAGTATTGTAAATCCATTATATGATATGTTGGTTGACTATCATTTAGACGTTAAGGATATTAAGTCACACGACGGAGTGTATGAAGATATTAAATATGAATACCCAAAAAAGAAGTGGTTGGTTAAGAATGACAATAAATTCCTACCATCAATACTTGATTCATATGGGATTAAATCAAAGTACTTAGTTAGTCAACTAAATGTAAAATATGAGAGACCAATTCACATTAGTTCTTTAAATTATATTTGTAAATTATTTGGTGAGAACTATCTAGAATATTTGAAACAATTTGATTGGGGGTTACATTGTTACGATTTACCAACAAACAAAAAAATACATAAATTAAAGAATGACGTTGAAAAGAAATCAATGGTTAAACTTATTAGTGGTTGGGAGAAAGAAACATTAAGATCTGATTCTCTAATATATAACCTTAATAAGTTATTTTCAATTAGAGAATTATTAGAGGCGAGAAATATTGAATTAAAATTTAAAGCAAAAGATGATTACGAGTTTGAAAATATGTTAGAGACTTGGTCGGGAATTAAACTACATCTTGCGCGTGGATATAAATTAAGATATGAATTCCCTGAAGACTTTGTTAGTGTTATTGAAACTGAAATTGAAATTGATGGAGAAGTATACACACCTAAGATTTTATTAACTGAGGAAGATTTTAGATTGGAGGGGCATATTATGAAGAACTGTATGAGTAAACAATTTAGTAATGGTAATCTTTATGTTTACGTTGCGTTAACTCACAAAAGAAAAAGAATCAATTTACAATACCGAAAAGGTATTCTAGTTCAACAATATGGTAAGGCGAATACACCAGTCATTAATGTATTTGATTCTGCGGTTGAAACCTTAACAAATAGATTCAAATCACACCCAAATATTGAGTGGAAAAAGGAAAGATATGACTTTTTAAATTACTAATAATCAATTAATTACGTTACATAATAAAAATATTTTAAATTTTTTTTGTATTTCCGAAATTATCATTACATTTGTATCGAAACAATTTAAACTTACAAACGTATGAAGTATTTTTCAGTATGTAGTGGTATGGAGGCTGCGACCGTCGCTTGGGAACCACTTGGTTGGGAATGTGTGGGTCTATGTGACTTTGCAAGTTTCCCACAAAAAGTCCTTAAACATCATTACCCCGATGTTCCATTTTATTCAAATATGTTAAACTTACTAGACGATGAAAAATTCAAAAAAACAGATTTCGACGTGTTCGTCGGAGGCACACCGTGCCAAGCTTGGTCAAATTCAGGACTCAGAAAAGGAATGGATGACTTACGTGCTCAACTCGCCATTAAATATGGAGGAATTCTTGAGTCAAAATCTCCCAAGTACAACGTATGGGAAAACGTCGACGGTGTTTTTGATAAAGAACACAAAGAAGGGTTGTGTAACATCATCTCCTCTTTCACAGGTGTCGATTTTAGACCGGACAACATCAACAGAGGGGGAGGTATTGTTCAAGGTACCAAACGGTCAATTGCTTATAGGGTTTTCGACTCCCAATATTTTGGAGTACCCCAACGACGCAAAAGAGTCTACATTGTTGGATATCGTGGAACCGACTGGAGAGTCCCTGCGGCAATACTATTTGACGAAGGATGTTTTAAGAAATTTAAAAAAGAGACTATCAAAGAGAGGGATGACCGTACCAAAAGTATTCTCGGACAAATTAGAATCGCAGGTACAATAACTAAATCATATTCTAAAACATTAACCGATGGTTTTAGTAAAACTTCAACTTCAAATTATTGGGTTGATGAGGGTGGTATCCGAGAATTCACCGAGAAAGAATTACTTAGACTTCAAGGATTTCCAGATGATTATCTTGATTTCAATATTAATGGTAAGAAACCATCATATTCAAATGTAAAAGGTATTATTGGTAACTCAATGACAGTAAATGTAATGAGATGGATTGGTGAAAGGATACAAACTGTTGATGATATTTTGAAATCCCAAGAAAAAACGGTATATTAGATTATGCAAGAGAAAGAATCAAAATCAAATAGTCATTTTTGGATAAGCATAGTGAAATCAGGCATCAGATTTGGTGCCTGCTTTTTTCTTTTCCAAGGTGACGTAAAAATTGCGGCAGTATTATTTGGACTAGCAGAAGTCTTAGGTATTGCCGAAGAAATATTTTAACTATGAATTTTTATTTAATACAATCATTTGTAAAAAAACAAAAAGATGAACGTAAAAACAAGACCAACGAACAACTTCGACGTGACAACGTTTCAAGAGTTGAAATTCCAACACCATACACTGGTCGGAAAAAAACAATGTATAGTACAATTTCCAAATGGTTATGGGGCTAGTATTGTTCAAGGTGAACATACATATGGGGGATCTAAAGGTTTATACGAACTTGCCGTTTTTGGTAAGAATGGTGAAATAACTTACGATACATCAATAACGGACGATGTACTTGGTTACTTATCGGAAGAAGAAGTGGAAAAAACATTAATAGACATTAAAAATTTAGACAAATGAAAATTTTAACACAACTTAGATTTTATGTGGTAGTTGCCACATTATCTTTCACAGGTTTATTAGTAAACTATTTTAATAAATTAGAAGAGTTGAAAAAAACAAAAGAAGAATTAGTTAAGTGTCAAACCGACAAAGGATATGTTCTAGGAGGTGATATTGAAAAGTCACAAATCATTAATGAACGAGATAGTTTACGAGATGAATTATTTATTAGATTTACTGAGGTTAGTCGTTATGAGATTGCACTTGAAATGTTCAAAGAACAAAACAAAAAAGGTGCTAGCGAATTTGAATTAATATTATCAACTCAAACTGAGTAATATGAGTAATAATACAGATTTTCACATTGGTAACGGAAATTATATAAATCTACAAACAAGTAGTTTAGTTAAGTTACAAGAACAGTTTATATTATATACTGAAGATGGTCCTATAACGTTAACTGTTGATGTTGTTGCGGACTTCGCAACCGTAGATAAAAAGTATCACGAAATATTTTTCAATGTGTTATCTTCTAAGTATTTAAATAAGGTAGCATTTGGAGATAACCCATTTTCAGAATGTAGACCAATTGTCCCAAGAAAATGGTGGCAATTTTGGAAATCAAAATACGTTCAAGCATTAAAATAAAACAATATGATAAAGTTTGGAATACTACTAATTGTAGTAGGTTTATGGTTGGCGTTTGAAATATATAGGGCCCCTACGGTGGACAACCAAGATAAAATAATTAAACCAGGTAAAAAACTTAAAGACTTATGGCAAAAGCGACGTTAGAATATAACCTAAGTGACCCAGACGATGCAATGGCACATCTAAGAGCGATTAAATCTTTAGATATGGCGATGGCGTTATGGGATATTGTACATAACACTAAAAAAGGTTTAGAATGGTCAATGGAAGGTAAAGACATTGACAAATATGATGCTTTGGAATTGGTATTTGAAAAGATACACGAAATCTTAGGTGAACATAACATTATAACAGACGAATTAATTGACTGATATTTATAATGTAAACAAATACTATGGCATACGGAGATAAGGTAATAGACCATTTCAATAACCCACGAAACGTAGGTACTTTGGATAAAAGTAAATCTAATGTAGGTACGGGATTAGTGGGTGCACCCGAATGTGGTGATGTAATGAGATTACAAATAGAAGTTAATGATAATATCATAACTGATGCAAAGTTCAAAACCTTTGGATGTGGATCAGCAATTGCGGCATCTTCTTTAGCAACTGAATGGTTGAAGGGAATGTCAATAGATGATGCAATCAAAATGGATAATATGGAATTGGTAGAGGAACTATCCCTACCACCAGTTAAGATACATTGTTCAGTATTAGCTGAAGATGCCATAAAAGAAGCAATAAAAGATTATAGAGAAAAACAAGGATTACAAGAAATTAAATTCTAGGATATCTTTAATGACAAAAAAAGAGAAAGTGTTAAACAGTTCATTTTAGAACACAAACAAAAACCAAAAAATAAGTTATGATAGAATTCTTTAAGAAAAATCAAGACAACATAACCAAAGGAAGTGCAATTGCGTTACTATTGATATGTTTCTTTCAACAACGAGAACTTGCAAAATTACGAAAGGAAAATCAAGTGATAAAAGAAATAAAGGTTGACACTAAAACAACCGATTCTTTATTAAACAAGGTTGGTTTTAAATGATAACAATAAGTGAGTTGGCGTTAGAGCAAGTAGTTGAACTTATGATTAGTGATGGTATAAATCCAGACACTCACCATCTTCGTGTTGGGGTAAAGGGTGGAGGATGTTCAGGTCTTTCATATACGATGGACTTTGACGACACCATACACGAATCGGACGACGTGTTCGAGGCGGGTGGTGGAATTAAATTAGTGGTAGATAAGAAATCAGTTCTTTATCTATATGGTACCGAGTTACAATACTCATCTGGTTTAAATGGTAAAGGATTTAGTTGGTCCAATCCTAATGCGTCCCGCACCTGTGGGTGTGGAGAATCTTTTTCTATGTAATTTTTTATTTCCAATTTTTTTTCTTATATTTTATTTAAACATTTAAATAAAATTATTATGCCAGATTTTACACCAGACGACATCGACGTTAACCCAAATGAATTTGTTGATGCTTGTTCATCTAGAGAAAGACAAGAACTAATTGATTACTTAGTTGAGTGTGGGTTCATTAGTGAAGACCAAAAAGATATTAAAGCACCTAATTACGGTGTTCGTAATCCAAGTATTAACGATGAATCTTTTTGGGATAGTCTTGACCATTTAAAAAAATGTAGACATCTATTATCTTTAGATGAGGAAAACAACATCAATAATATTGCGGATAAATTTAAGCATTTAGTTTAATGAAAGTACTAGAATTATTTGCGGGTAGTCGTTCCGTTGGAAAGATTGTTGAAGAATTAGGTATGGAAGTATTTTCATCCGACCTAACACCATTTGACGGAATACATTACGCCGTTAGTATTTTAGACTTTGATGTAACCAAAGTTCCATTTCAACCTGATGTAATTTGGGCATCTCCACCTTGTACAGGATTCAGTGTTGCTGCGATTGGACATCATTGGACGGGAGGTAAGGGTGCTTACATTCCTAAGACAGATACCGCACGTTTAGGTATTGAGTTAGTTAAGAAAACCATTGAAGTGATTGAACATTTCAACCCAACATATTGGTTCATTGAAAATCCAAGAGGTGTTCTTCGTAAGATGCCATTTATGGATAATTTCAAACGAAACACTGTAACCTATTGTCAGTATGGTGACGAAAGAATGAAACCTACTGACATCTGGACTAACAGTGATGTGTGGACTCCAAGACCTATGTGTAAGAATGGTTCACCTTGTCACGTTGCGGCACCTAGAGGTTCTAAAACAGGAACACAAGGTAGATCAAATGCATACGAGAGAAGTAAGATACCTGAAGATTTATGTAGAGAAATTTTAAAGAGCTGTTTGTAATGTTCAATAAATTTATAGAACGTAAAAGAATCCTTCAAGGTATGAAAGAAGATAACCTCATCCAACACTTGAAGAAACTATTTCCAGACTTAGAGAAGACCAATGAGTTTGACTCTTCGGATGTATATAGTCGTTCAAAAAATAGTAGAGCGGAGTTAAAGTGTAGAGGAGAGGACTATGATGATTTTTTAATTGAAAAGTTAAAGTGGGATAAGTTACAAGAGTGTACCGAAAAAAGAGTGTTATATATTAGTAGTTCATACAATGGTGTTTGGGTATTTGATGTTAAAGATATCCCTGAACCAAAATGGGAAGTACAGATGCACAATAAAACAACTGAGTTTAGTGATAACACTAAGATACCTAAACTAGTTGGATTCTACCCCAAGAAATTGGGGAAGGATATTACAAATCTTATTTTATGAAAATCAATCATCCGTTAGTTAAGGGTGTAGTTAAAGAAATCAAACCAAACATTTACTGTGTATTAGTCGATGACAATTATGATAGATCAATGTTGTTCTGTCGATATCAAGAATTCTACGAGTCACCATATAAAATATTCAGGAACAAATATTTTACTTGGATGGAGTATATGAGATTCTATAAAGATGCTTGGAAAAAGAAAACATTTACATATCCAGAAGATTGGTCTGGTTATAATATTCCCTGTAACATTTTACAAGTTGCTCATCATCAGTTTTGTGGTGAAACGGAATACGACGACATAATGAACAGCATTTATTGGTATTGTGCAAAAGATTCATCGGAAAAAAACGATGGTAGACAAACCGATTGGTATCTGATTGGTGCGAGTAGTAAAGACTTAAAAACTTTGGATCACGAAATAGCTCACGGTTTATATTTCACCAACAAAGATTACAAGAGAGACGTTAATAAATTTATCAAAGGAATCAAACCAACCCATTACGATAAGTTAAAAAAGAAACTAATCAAGATGGGATATGTTAGTGATAAGAAAATTATTGACGATGAGATTCAGGCGTTTATGTCAACGGGATTATATAACGGATTAGACACAAAGGAATTAAAGAAGTATGAAACTGGGTTCGTTAAGAACTTTAAAAAATATAGAAATGGTTGAGTTGTTAGGTTGGGGTGCGTCATTGGTTGTGTTAATGTCGATGACGTTTAAATCAATGTTTAAATTAAGGGTAGTAAATTCAGTGGCTTGTGTCCTATGGGTTTGGTATGGATATCTGATTATGAATAACCCAACTATGTTTGTAAACGTAGCGATATTAACAACCCATATAATTTGGTTTTACAAGAATAAGAAAGTTTAAATAATCTTAGAAAAATACTAATTTAAAGATATATATGTAATAGAAAAAAACATATATGCAAGAAGAATTTGTTCCTTATCACCAACATCTTTTGATGAAGGTTTGGCTTACTAATCCTCCGAACAAGGTTAGTGATTTAAATGAATGGTTTATCCAGTTAGTTCATAAAGTTAAAATGGAAGTTGTAGGTGGACCTACGAGTGTTTACGTTGATTACCCTGGTAATGAAGGTTTAACAGGTACGGTAACCTTAGCAACATCACACGCATCAATTCACATTTGGGACCATTACGAATTACCAATAGCTCAGTTTGATATCTACAGTTGTAAATGTTTCTCACTTGAGGACGTATTAGAACATTTCAAACCTTGGGGTATAGTTAAAGCTGAATGGGTTATGATTGATAGAAATGAGAATCCAAAAGTAATTTCTGAAGGAGTTTGGTTACCACAACACGATTATATTGAGGAAAATTCATAACTAATGTTGTGATATTCGAAAATATTATTTATATTTACAACATAAAAAGGAAGAGATGAAGGTAATATTTTTAGATCACGACGGAGTGATTTGTTTATCAACAGAATGGGGTGGTAGACACAAAAAACAAAAAAAATTAGGACGTAAGTTAAGTCAATCGGTTATGTCACTTGAGTTGGATGCTCGTTTTGATAATTTTAATAAGAAAGCAATTGACACCCTAAATGAAATACTGGAAGAAACTAACGCTGAAATTGTTGTCTCATCTGATTGGAAAAGATGGGCCACTGTTGAGGAGATGGGTGAATATTATGAGTCACAGGGACTTAAAAAGAAACCCATATCATTTACCAAAAACTTAGGTGAATGTGATGTCCCTGAAAACTTCATATGGTCTCCCCAGTGGGACTTAGAACAGTCAAGGTCCTTGGAGATACATCAATACCTTAGAGACCACCCAGAGGTCACAGAATGGGTTGCAGTGGATGATTTGGATATGGGTAAAGGAGAAGAATGGAAAGAAGTTTGGGGATTGGATAATTTTGTTTTAACTCCGAAGAGTATTGAAGGGATTAAACAATCAGGAGTAAAAGAAAAGATAATAAAATTCTTAAGTGATGAGCAGAAGTCGTCGTAAACCTATTGTTAAAGATAGACCTAGAAATGAAAAGAAGTCTTCATTGTATTGGAGGATTGTTCGTAGAGTTATTAATGGTAAGGTTAGACAGATAATTAAAACAGATGAGGATGAAACAGACTTACCACAACCAAAAGAAATAGTTAACGACTATGATTATTGTGATTACGTAATTGATTATAGAGACCCTAGTTGGTCAGAAAAACATAGAGAGTACAGAGAAAAACATAAAAGAAAATGATATATAGGACTAGAAAGTTGATTAAACCAAGTGACTTAAACCCAAGAGGAACATTATTTGGTGGTCAATTATTAAAGTGGATTGATGAGGAGGCATCAATCTTTGCCATTTGTCAGTTAGGTAGTTCTAATGTTGTAACTAAAGCAATGTCTGAAATTGATTTTGTTAGTACCGCAAAAATAGGAGATATTATTGAATTTGGTATGGACTTAGTTAAATTTGGAACAACTTCGGTTACATTATGTTGTGACGTTAGAAACAAAAACACTAAACAATCAATTATTAAAATAGATAAAATCATTTTCGTTCTATTAGATGAAAATGGTAAACCTAAGGCACATAATAAAAAGAATAAATAATATGGAGTACCTACCAGTTTTTGGAATAATGTTTATTGTAGTTGCATTCATCTCTTGGAGATGGGTTTGCGGTATTGATTATATGAGTAAGAATCACCCCGACTATAAGGGTGATGACCTCTTTGGTAAATTTGACGAAGATGAAGATGAAGAGGAACATATTTTATAATTGAACTAAAATTGTGATATTTATATTAATATGAAGAAGAATTTAGTAGAACAGTTAGAGAGGATGCACCGACTTAACTACGGTAAAAAAGTGGTTAATGAGGGGGAACTTTGGGATAAAATTATGGGGGGTTTGGGTATTAAAACCAACAAACACGATAATAAGAAGGCTGACGCCATTACTCCTGACGTTGAGGCATTTTACAAAAATCTTGACACTGCCGCTAACGGTAACGGAATAACCCAACAAGAAAGAGGTTCATATCAATTTCAAAAGGAAGTGGAATCTATGCAAATAGGTTTAATATTGTTAGGTTATGAATTACCAAGTTATGGTGTTGATGGACTGTTTGGTCCAGAAACTGGTAAAGCGGTTGATAAATTTACAAAAGAAAAATTAGGAGAAGATAAAAAACCAGTTAATGAGGTTACCATCTCATCACCAATCGGTGACACATCGGTTAATTCACCATTTGGACAAAGGTGGGGTAGGATGCATCACGGAGTTGATTTAAAAGCGAGTTCAGGTACACCCATTAAATCACCATTAGACGGCCAAGTACTTGATGCGGAAATGAGGTCGGATGCGTGTGGAGGTACAATTTATATTCAACACGCGGATGGTTACAAAACTAGATATTGTCATTGTAAACAAATTAACATCACTAAAGGGCAAACTGTTGCTAAAGGTGATGTTTTAGGTTTGAGTGGTGGTGGTTCAAATGATCCTGGTAGAGGAAGGTCAGATGGTCCACACTTACATTTCGAAGTATATAAAAACGGCAAAACCGTAAATCCTATGGAACATTTAGGTTCTGAGGTTGGTGATTTTGTTGCGGGTTCAGTAAGTGGAGGGGGAATAAAAGCAACACCAGAGATGTTAAAGAAATTAATCGAACTTCTTAAAGAAAGGGGAGTTAAATCAGAAGAACTTTCGGCATACATTAATAAAGCTAACGGTAGTGGTGGTAACATCACAGTTAATGATTGGGAGGGTATAGTTAATCTTATCATAGATAATTTAGAAGGTGGTTATTATCACCCAGATATGTTACAAGATGGTAGAGTAAAGGATGGTAGATATGGTGCATCTGGTGAAACGATGTACGGTATGGATAGAAAGGCTGGAGGCACTGAAGCCACTGGAGCTGCGGGTCAAGAATTCTGGGCATTAATTGATGCTGAAGATGCAAGAAGTAAATGGAAACACAATTATATGTTGAAGGATAATCCGTCGTTGGATAGAAAATTAAGAAAATTATCTGGTGACATTATGAAACCATTTTTTATTAGATTTAGTAAATCTTATTTGTCTCCCGAGTCCGCAGAAATCATATCTAAAGATGCCGCCTTAACTTTTAATTTTGGATACGCCACTTGGAATGGTGAGGGATGGTTTCAAAGATTCGCAAAAACAATTAACGAAGCGGTTGCATCGGGTAATAAAGACCCTAAGTCATTATTACAAATTGTAATAGATAGAAGATCAAATAGTGGTAATAGTCTGATTGCTCAAGGTGGACCTAAAGTTGCCAAAGTTGCTAACAGGATATCATCTTCGTCTACAATGGCATAATATTATCACACAAAACACAATAAGTGTGATTCTGTGATATTTATATAAAAATACACGTAGTAATGGAAATATCGAAAGAAAAATTAATGTCTATCATTTCAGAAAGTTCAACCGAAATAGATGAAATGGGACGTATATGGGATAAAGCTGATGCTATCAGTAGACCAATTAAAGATGACGAAGGTAATCTTATTGGTCACGATATGTTAATCGATCCTAACAACCCTCAAGGTGGTAGAGTAAATGTGATATTTACTTGTGATATTCAGGAGTTTGTTAATAATCATCCAGATTTAGTTGCAAAACTAAAAGAACAATACGGAGGAGTTAAATGGTCAAGTGACACTTGTCCAAAATACAACCCACATAGAAACACTAAAAGAGTTTACAGTAATTTACCGGATGACGAAGGTGATGATAATGATATCGAACGTAGACCTTACCAAGCAAGTGGAGAAAATTACGACGTACAAGAAAATATTAGAAGACTATTCAACCCAATCCTTAGAGATGAGTTAGGTCTTGAATCAGATAAAGGTAAACAATTTAATGAAATTCTTTCTAAAAGAAGTATACCAGCAATCATAGTTAACGACCTTAAATTTGAAGATACACATAATGATGTTTGGGATAATGACGAAATAAAATATAGAGTCCATAGTTTCAACACGTACGAAAATGCACAATCATTCCTAAAGTCTGTTGTTGATAGAATTGGAGGTAGAGATACTGAACAAAACAATACATCATATTTAGCAAGACAATTCAATCAAAAATATAGTAAATGGGAAGAAACTAAAAAGAGTGACAAAAGATACTTAGGTAAAACTGATGTATTCCAATTAGATAAAAGTGGTTACTCAGAATTGAACTTAGATGTTTCAATGAAAATGGATTTTGAAATTACGGGTACTAAACAAAACGACCAATTTATTTGGACTATTAGTATGAAAAACAAGTTTGGTAGAAAAAGACCAGACGAATACAGAATCCCAAATGGTAAAATGCAACCACTGACTCTACAAGATGGTGGATATTTGGATGATGGTGTAATTAAAGTAGAAAAAACGGTCCCATTAGAAGATATTGAATTTACGGGTGAAAAATCAATTATGTCAGTTTTTGCGGTATCTCAAGGATTAAGAGAAGCTATCAGTGATTTTAAAACGAAGATAGAAGGTATCTCACCTAAAACAGCATTAAAATATGCAAACGTTAGAAGATCAGATGTTGAGAAAGTTAATGAATCTGTTATTAAGATTTCTTTAGATATTCTTAATCAAATAAAAAAATAAAACCTCTCCTTGGATAGTATCCCTGGACTGACACGAGTCGTGTTTAGTTAATCCTCAAAGAAATTTGAGGATTTTTTTATGGTATATTTTGTGATATCAGAAAATATATGTACATTTGTACAAACTTACTAACATAATGGGAACAAATTACTACCGTATACCCCAAGCATCCGAGATGGATGAGAGAAAATTCAAATTACTAGAACGTATTGCCAACTTAGATTTATCACCAAGTAATATTGAGTGTGGGTTTGATGAACCTATTGATAATCAATGGGGTAGAGAAAATCCGTGGAGTATCTTCATTGATGGAACTAATATTCATTTAGGTAAACGAAGCGGTGGTTGGAAGTTCTGTTGGAATTTTCATAAGGACAAATATTATTCTAATAAAGAAGAATTATTGTCTTTCATTAGTTCAGGTAGGGTGGTTGATGAATATGGTGACGAATGGAACGTTGAAGAGTTTATTACGATGGCACTTGAATGGGGTGAACCTGATGGGTTAGTTGTTAATGAAGAGTATCGTAGAAAGGAAAGAACGAAAGGACGTGGTACTTTTTGGTTAGACGATAACAAACACGATGATTTAATAATCGATGGACTTCGAGTAAGTACATCAATTGAATTTAGTTAAGATGATAAAGATAGAGGATAGTAGAAAAGTTTGGGTAACAGGTGACACCCACTTCAGTCACGGAAACATATGTCGTGGAACAACTAATTGGAGATTAGCTAATGGAGATATTCCAGAAAATCAAACAAGGGATTTCCCAACGTTAGATAAGATGAATGATACCATTGTTAATAATATCAATGAGGTTGTTGGTCAAGAAGATGTGTTGATTCATTTTGGTGATTGGTCATTTGGTGGATTTGAAAACATTCAGTTGTTAAGAGATAGGATTATCTGTCAAGAGATTCATTTAATCTTAGGTAACCACGATCATCACATTGATAGGAACAGAGAGAACTGTCAAAGTTTATTCACTAGCGTTCAATGGTTCCTACAAGTAAACTATATGGGTGAAACGTTGGAATGTATGCACTATCCGATATCATCTTGGAATGGTTTACGTAAAGGTAGAATAATGCTACACGGACATTGTCACTTACCACACACACATAAGATTACCAATGGTAGAAGAATGGATGTAGGTATGGATGGTCATCCTGAATTTAGACCTTATAATTTACATCGTGAGATTATTAATCCGATGAAAAAAGTTGTTATTGGTTCTGAGTTAGGTCCTTTAGATCATCACACAGATGATATGAAAGGAATTGTTGGATAATATTTTTTTATTTAAAAATTTTTATTTATATTTTAGTATGATGAACAAAATAAAACAATTTTTTAAAGATATTTGGTTGGGTATTAAAATTGCCGAACAAAATAGAGATAAATCCCAATGGGGCAAATTTTAAAACAAATGAAAGAAACATTAAAAAAAGTATTTGACAAGAGAGTCTTGGCTGTTGTCGTGGTTATATTCTTAATCACAATTGTATTCGGATATATTGTATTTCCAGGATTAACCGTTGCAGATTCATTCTCCAATATTTTAGCGGCACTTATTGGGATATTCTCAATAGTATTTGTGTACCATTTTATACAATGGAAAGATTTATTTGAATATTTTTCTACTAAAGATGAGGTAGTTCCACCTGGTGAGACAGAATTCGATTACTTACCTAAAGAAGAGGTGATTAAAAAGAGGAGAACTTACAAAAAGAAATCAAACAAACCGTCTGGAAAAACAAAAATAAATAATATTTAAGAATATAACAAATAATCCGGTATTTATATATAAAAGAAACTATGGCCAAGGTTATTAAATTAAAACAAACCGATATTACTAGAATTGTTGAGGGTATCCTAAAGGAAGCTCAAGAATTTGACGATTTCGATACTAAAATCCAACCTGAAGAATTACCAGGAGCTGACGACCACGAATTGACCATAGGTCAGGATGAGAATGGTGAATATTACGTTATAGACAATGCGAAAAGTGACAACCCAACGGTTGTGGCCAAAACAAAATAAAGATATTTTAACTATTTCCTATAAAACCCCAAATTTTTTTGGGGTTTTTTTTGTATATTCAAATTAATATTTTATATTTGTAGTCAAAACATATATTATGGGAGAGTATAAAATATATTGTGATATGGATGGGGTACTTGTTGATTTTGACAAGGGGTACTTAGAACTTACAGGTCACGAGTTAGATGGTTCACATAGAAGTGATGTTGGGTTTTGGAATCCAATTAATAAAGCCGGTAAACCTTTTTGGGTTAATTTAGAATGGATGAATGATGGTAAACGTTTGTGGAGTTATATAGAAAAATACAAACCAAAATTATTATCTGCACCATCTAGACAAGATGAGTCAAGGATTGGTAAACACGAATGGGTTGAGAGGGAATTACCTGGTGTTCCGTTATTGTTAAGAAGTGCTAAACATAAAAAAGATTTCGCAGGACCAAAGAACATTCTTATTGACGATAGGTTAGAAAACGTTCAAGGATGGATTGAATCAGGAGGTGTTGGTATTTTACATACTTCAACTGAAGATACAATTAAACAACTTAATAAATTAGGACTATGACATCAAATGAATTTAATGAGAAGTACAAACCATACATACCCGAAGGTTGGTATGGTTTAGGTTTTAACATTCCAGAAGTAACCGATTACTTGGATAAAGAAATGGAAGATTTAATTATGATTCCAGGTTTTGAGTTACACCAAGTTAAATTGAAATTTAATATGGCGAGATTTTATTTTGAAACCAATTGGAAAGATAAAGGATTGGAAGCCGCATTGGAAACTAAGATTGAGAATAAAATAAACGAATTAGTAAAAGAACACGACAATAAAAATAGTTCATTATGATTTACGTATCAATAGACATCGAGACATCAGGTCTTGACCACGAGAAAAATAAAGTATTATCCATCGGTGCAATCATCGAAGATACTGAAAAGAAATTACCATACGAAGATTGTCCTAAGTTCAATGCAATTGTTCTTCAGAATGAAATCACGGGTTCACCGAGAGCAATCACAATGAACAATGAAATCATTGCAATGATTGGTGAATATCTTGAAGGTACTGATGACACTAGGTTTCTAATGGATACTCATACCGATTATAGTTTCTATGAGAAAGAAGATGTTATTAAAGAGTTCTATAAGTTTCTTTGGTGTAACGGATTCTCACATTTGGATTCATCATCAACTCACGTTAATGGAAAACTAACCCCAATTATTGACAGTAAAACTAAACCGATTACGATAAATGTTGCGGGTAAAAACTTTGGAACATTTGATAAGTTATTCTTACAAGAACTTCCTTGGTGGCAAAAGTTAATTCGTACTCGACAAAGATTATTAGATCCCGCAATCTTAATGGTTGATTGGAAAAATGATAAGTCATTACCAAATTTAACACAGTGCAAAGAACGTGCGGAGGTTACTGGTATCGTTACCCACAACGCACTTGAAGATGCGTGGGATGTTATTGAGGTGTTAAGAAAATTCTACTAAGTTATTTGGTATTCCCAAAATAAATATTTATTTTAATAAAAAATCCTGTTATGTCTAGAACAAAAGAACTAAAGGTTAGTCCAGAATTTAATCTTAATATGTTTGAACTGTTTTCTTTATTCTGTCCAGATAAGAAAACGAAATATACCGAAACGTTGTTGAGGATTATGAAGAAGACTCCTAACATTTCAGAACATTGTCTTGAAATTAAAACACACTTACACGAACAATTTGCAATTAAAAAGAGTGAATTGGATAACATATCAGATTTACAATTAGTATTATTCTATCGTATAGTTGATGGTATGTTTAACACTTCAGACATTAAAACCTTTCAAAAGTTTTGCGAATATAATGAGAGAGGTTTAATTAAACAAAATGACGTATCAACATATCAATCTTTTGATGAGATAAGCAACTCAGTTAGTATTGCTGATATAGTTGTTCAAGGTAAAGACTTAGAGAAACAAATTAAATTAGTTTACGAAGATGAAGAATGGTTATTTATTAGACCGTTAACTTTTAATGCATCTAAGAAGTATGGTTCAAATACTAAGTGGTGTACAACTACTGAAAGTAATCCAGAATATTTCACAAAGTATGCGTCTAGAGGAGTATTAATTTATTGTTTAAACAAGAAGAGTGGATACAAAGTCGCAAGTTTCCGTTCATTAGATAAGAGTGATCCTGAATTCTCTTGGTGGAATCAAAAGGACGGTCGTATAGATTCTTTACAAAGTGAATTACCGAACGAATTGTTAAAAGTTATTCGTGTTGAGTCTATGGACAATAAACCAAAAACAAATCGTTTTCTTTTATCCGATGTGGATAGAGAAATTGAAGATAAATTCTTAGCTAAGTTTGGTGGGTATAAAATTATGCAACCTATAGATATACCAGAACCTATATCTGAAGAAAGGGTTAATCGTATAAGAAGGGGTATTATAAGAAACGTTGAAGAGGAAATAAGTGTTATGGGTGAACGTTCAGAAGAACATATGGGTGTTCGTAGATTAGTTGACGCTATGGATATGGTAGATTTGACTCAACAAACAGAAGAAACTATGGAACAACCTACTGAACAAGATGAACAACCTGTAATGAATCGTGTGTCATTTGATTTTAGAAATGAAAGATAGTATAAAGAATAAAGATTCAGATATTTATTAGTATGAAAATAGTAATATCTGAATCTCAATATAGTACATTAATCAAAGAACATTACGATTCTGATAGATTATATCCAAGGGAGAGTGTGGTTAATAGGTTGAAGAAAGCACCTAAAGAACTACGTAAATACGCTAAAGAGTTACCATCTATCCCTTGTACTGATGGTCAGGGTAAAGAAACAATCTGTACCAAAATTCCAGAGGTAGTTTACATATATTTTACAGGAAAATACTAGAAATATTTGGCAGTTATTTAGTATATTCGTATTTTTGTTTAAAATAACAAAATATGAAAGGAACGATTAGTCCGTACGTTTTCCCTGGTATCAAAAAACAAGATATCCCCGTTAATTTTACCAAATCTAGAAGAAACAAAATCAGCCCCGCAGAGGTTTTACAAATAATTGGGGACTACCATTCCATTTCAGTTGAAGACATTATACGTAAGTATAATAAACGCGAAGTATCTGACGCTCGTCATATCTTCTGTAAGTTAATGAAAACTGAGTTTAAATACAGTTTAGAGTCGATTGGCGGGTTTTTAAATGGTAGAGACCACACAACTATAATCCACTCAATTAAGACCTTTGATGACCGTTCTAAGTTCGAAGAAGGATATATGGAAGATTACGAAAAAATATTAGAAAAGGTAATTTGTAAAATTAATTAGAATATTTTGGTATATTCCAAAAGAATACCTATCTTTGTCATATGAAAACATTAATAATACATCCATCGGACCCAAGCACATCGTTCTTAGATGTTGTTTACGAGTCCATTCCAAACAAAACAGTAATTACGGGTGGGATTACAAAAGATGAGGTTAGAAAACTCATTGAGGAACACGATAGGGTAATGATGATGGGGCACGGCAGTCCTGGAGGATTATTCTCAGTTGGTCAATTTGCAGACTCAAACTCATTCACAAAATGGGGAACCGCTTATGTTATAGATAACACGATGGTTCAGTTGTTATCAAAGAAAGACAACTCGGTATTCATTTGGTGTAACGCTGATAAGTTTGTTGATGGTTTTAACTTGAAGGGATTCTATAGTGGGATGTTCATCAGCGAAGTTGGTGAAGCTAGTTACTGTGGTTTACCTGGAACACCACAAGATGTGGTTGATGAATCTAACTATGGGTTTGTTAACATCATTGCAAAACACATCAATGAAGATACTGAATCAATCTATGATAAGGTAAGAAATGAATATGGATTAATCGCAGAAGAAAATCCAGTAGCACTTTATAATCACAAACGTTTATATAAATCAATTTAATATGTCAGAAGAACTTTATTATCCGGCGGCTCAAAATTTCTTGAAGAGATACAAGATAGAAGCAAGTAATCACATCGTTGATGTTATCGTTTCAATAATGAGAACAAGAGATGGTGTTGGATTTATGGGTGGAGATTTCGCTCAAGCAGTTGTAAATAATAATTTAACAGAGGCAGCACTGAGAGCTGATAATGATTGTGTCAATCATTTGAAAACATTCGTTTTAGCTTTACGTAACTGTTATCCCGTTGAAGAAATGGCCTACCATAAAGTAGATTAACAATGAGTAATGATAGAGATTATTATAGAAAAGAAAGTATTCGATTATCCGAAGAGGCTAAGAAATCTATAACAATACCATCCTCAATTATTTTTTCAACTGAAGATGATTCTACGCTTGGTAAAGTTGTTCGTACCTTAATGATTAAGAAAATTGAAGAGTGTGATAAACACGTAGAACATATGTCAAATTTAAAATAAATTATGAAAGTATTAATAGCTTGTGAATTTAGTGGAACCGTTAGAGATTGGTTCACAAAAATGGGACACGACGCAACGTCTTGTGATCTCGAACCATCGGAAACTCCAGGTAAACATTACCAAGGAAACGTATTAGATATTTTAGATCAAGGTTGGGACTTAATGATTGCTCATCCACCTTGTACTTACTTAACTGTAACAGGTAACAAATGGTTTTATCATCCCGAAGACGGTCATATGCCAACGTCAGAACGTAGACCGCATCCAAGGTTTCCAGATAGACAACAACATAGAAAAGAAGGTGTTGAATTTTTTATGGCACTTGCCAACGCACCCATACCTATGATTGCAATTGAAAACCCTATTGGTGTGATGAGTACCATATGGAGAAAACCTAACCAGGTTGTTCATCCTTGGCAGTTTGGACACGAAGCAAGTAAGAGTACTTGTTTATGGTTAAAAGGATTACCATTGCTAACACCAACTAAGATTGTTGGTAAAGGTGAGTTCATCACATACAAGAGTGGTAAGAGAATGTCTAAGTGGTATGCTGAAGCGGCATCCAAAGATCCAAAAGAAAGAGAAAGAATTCGTAATAGAACCTTCGATGGAATTGCAAGTGCATTCGTTCATCAATGGGGTTCACCAAACTCAACAGTATGAAGCTAGAAACAATATACAAGAAAACCAAAGGTAACAAAATCCAAGAGTGGACAATTGAATTTGAAGGTAATAAACACCGAACAATTTCAGGACAAACAGACGGATTAAAAGTTACTAGTGAGTGGACAGTATGTAAAGGTAAGAACACTGGTAAGTCTAATCAAACAACAGATGAGGAACAAGCGGTTGCTGAATCTCACGCTAAGAGAAAGATTAAACTTGAACGAGGTTATTTTGAAAACATCAATTCAATTGATGAGAAACAATACTTCGAACCAATGTTGGCAAACAAGTGGGAAGACTACAAAGATAAAGTTAGTTACCCAATTTTCTCACAACCTAAGTTAGATGGTATTCGTTGTATCGTTAAGTCTAATGGTATGTGGAGTAGAAACGGTAAAGAAATAGTATCCGCACCACACATATTTGAATCGATGAAGTTCTTATTTGATGAGAATCCTGATTACATATTCGATGGCGAATTGTACTGTGATAAACTTGCAAACGACTTTAATAAGATTGTGTCCTTAGTTAAAAAAACTAAACCAACACAAGAAGATTTAGATGAGTGTTCAAGAGTAATCAAATATCACATCTATGATTTCCCATCACAAGGTGGAACATTCTTTGAAAGGTTCAGAGCGTTGTATGGTGTTAAGTTACCATCCACTTGTGAGTTCGTTACAACTCATCCTGTTGGTGATGAGAATAAAGTTATGGAACTTTATGAGAAGTATGTGGAGTATGGTTATGAAGGACAAATACTTCGTGTTGATTCTCACTATGAAAACAAACGTAGTAAATCTTTACTCAAACATAAATCATTTATTGATGAAGAGTATATGATTTTAGATGTGGTTGAGGGTGAAGGTAATAAGAGTGGACAGGTTGGTTATATGGTATTTGAAAGAGAAGACAAACGATTCAAATCAAATGTCAAATGTTCTTGGGAAGAAGGAAGTCATATATTAAAAGATAAAAACAAACTTATTGGTAGAACTGCAACTGTTAAATATTTTAATTTAACACCAGACGGTATACCTAGATTTCCTTACGTTATCAATATTGATAGAGAAAGTTACGAATAAAAAAAATATGAAAATTACATTAAAATACGAAATTGTATTAGGTTTGGAAGTTATTGAATGTGAATCACTTAATGATGCAGAAAAAAAATTAAAGAACCTAAAATCATCTGAAACAGAATGCTACTTAATCAGAAAAGAATTTAAAGGTAACAACTTAATAGAAGAATTTTACGTTGGTTAATTCTTAAAATCTTTTGGTATATTCTAAAATATACATTACCTTTATATTATGAAAAACATACTATTAATATTGGCATTTTTTCCGAAGGTAGTGGGAGATGGTGAATTGAGTGGTGATTTTAAATATATGACCCCAATCGTTAAAAAGATTGAGGTTGAGGTTGTAACGTTAACAACATATTCACCTATCGAGGGCGAGACAGACTCAACCCCAAACATCACCGCATCTGGTTTTAAAATTGATCTTGATAATCCGAAGAAACACAAAATCATTGCGGTTTCTAGAGATTTAAAAAGTAAATGGAAGTTTAATCAAAAGGTTAGAATTAAAAAGGCGGGAAAGTATAATGGTGTTTACACTGTTAAAGATGTAATGAACAAGAGACATAAGATGCGAATAGATATTCTTGTTGGATTGACAGAGAAACCAATTAAATTAAAAGGAGTTGAAGTGACTTTAGTAAATTAAAAATATGTTATTCAAATACACAATTAGTTTGGAGGTTGAAGTCGAATTTGAGGCACCATTGTTAGGTGCTGACAACACCAAAAACAAAAGAAAGTACGTTGGTTCAATTGCGAAGAAGACACTTCAAGAAATGGTAAGTCTTAACAGTACTTCATTGATTGTTGATAGAAATATTGAAGAGGACAACTTTAATGGAACAATTAAAGGTCGAGCACATTTAGGTAAATCAGACAAAAACAAATACTAAAGAGATGAGTGATAGAGATCTTAAATTGGATTCAAAATATAATATAGTTTCGAGAGTTGCACAACTAGAGAGAAGATTATCGGAATTAGAAGATAAAATAAAAAAATTAACAAAGGATGCACCTAACCAAACTAAATAATGGATAAATTTAATTATGTTATTGCAAGACTGTGGTCAAATAAGAATAATGAATTATGTTGTTACACTTATCATTCAACAGTATTCTTTGGTAATATGAAAGATGCTAAGAATACTTTAGAGTTTATAAAGGGTAAGGCGGATGAAGACAAGATAGACCAATATCAAATTTACAAAATTAACGAGGAACCATTAGGATGATAAATAATATTGAACTTATTAAACCGTTATTAAATTTCTCCACCTCTGGAGATTTTTATATGCTGTACGTTTTCAAACGTAAGAAGGATCAACCTGAAGGTGAGAAAGATAATCATCAGTCAGTTAGAACAATCAAAACATATTGTATTGAAAGTATTGAACACCTGGAACGTAGGTACGATGAGATTATACAACTATGTGAGATGTTTAAAGCAAGAGCATACATTCACGTTCAGAAACAAAATCATTTTGATGTGTCCTTGAATATGATGGTGTTATTAGCTCAACGCATTCAGAACGGACAACACAATCAAAAAGGTTTATTCGATTCAGTTGTGGGTCAAATTAAAACAAGTGAGAAGAGATGGATTATTGATGTTGATGGAATGACATCTCCATCACCATTGATGGTTGCACATATCGAATATAATTGTAAACCAATCACCGAAGTTGAGTTTGATAAAGTAGGAATACCAACGGGATATAGTGTTGGACCAAAGGTTGAAGCAATTATCCCAACTAAGAACGGACATCATCTAATCACTAAAAGATTTGATGTTGTAGCATTCAAAGAAGAGTATCCAGACATCGACATTCAAAAGAAGAACCCAACATTATTATATTATCCAAATAGTTTAAACTGATAATATGAGCATAGATTTCTGGTATACTAATATAGCTCCTAATACATTTATTAAAGAATCTATTGAGAAAATAGATTCAAACATTTTATTTAAAAATATTGATACCGATTCTATTGACCAAACCAAATTAAACTTTTTAGTTTTTCAATTAGAAACCGAGTGGACAAATTCAGAAAGAATTGCTCTCACACATTCTGATGAATTCATAGAATTATTAATCAAACTACAAACCAATAACTTTTATTTTATTGCGGACAACACAGGTTGTGCGGTTCACTGGGTTGATAAGTTATCTTTAAACTTTCATAATCTATTACATAATAATATGATTAATTTTAATAGATTAATCATCGCAAACAACGACTCATCCATAGTTGGTATTAATAAAATCAAATACGGTTCATCCATAATGAACACTTGTTTCTTCCCTAATTTCTTTTTATCTACTTACAATCGTTTGAAGTCATATGTAACTGAGTTGAATCCTAATCTTATACCTGATAAAAAATTCTTGTGTTTAAACAGAAGAGTCACTGATCAAAAGTATAAAATAATTGAGGGGTTATATGATATGGATTTATTAAACGATACTAGATTTACCTGGGTAATAAATAACACAAGTAAAAATAAGATAAATAAAGATTTACTTGACGAATTAAAAATAGACTTAGATAACTTTAAACCCATCCAATTGGAGGATGATGTGGTATATGGTAATGAGTTAGTAATGGAGGAATATCTTTACACTATAAACCCAAAGTGGTATTATACAAGTAAAGTTAATATTATATCAGAAACTATGTTGTATCAAAGGTCAATTCATATGACGGAAAAGACTTGGAAAGCAATTTACTTAGGTGTTCCGTTTGTTATATACTCACCGTCAAAACATTATCTTAAGACGTTGAGAAATATGGGATTCAAAACATTTAATTCTGTTATCAATGAGGATTACGATGAGATGGATGGTGATGTCAAAATAAAACATATTATAAACAGTGCAGTCGAACTATCTAATCTTTATAACACTAAAGAAGTTATGGACATATGTAAGTTCAATCAGGATTTATATTTTAATAACGAATATCGTAAAAGTATTTTAAACGATACTTTTTTAACTCACCTTAACAATATTGAAATTTATATTCACCCAAAAACTTTAATTTAAAAATAGTGCAACCATTTAAATTCTTTCAACGAAACCCATATAAAAATAGATGTCAACTACAAGTTGGTTCAACATTTATTTTCCGTGGTTATTATTGTACCGTAACAGAAATGAAATATAATCATTTCAATTATGTTATTCAAGAAAATCAAAGAAATTGTACAATGCACTATGATTACTACCTAACCACACCGTCTGCCGCGGGTAGACAACTAAACCGAAGATAATGGCAAAAAGACTAATCCAAAAGAAAATCATCTACTACCAAACTTTATTAACTGAAACCAAAGGATTTTTTAAGTGTTTACAAATAAGATATTTGATATGGGATGAAAAATGTAAATTAAAAAAATACAAATGAGACCGTTTAAATTTTTTCAGAAGGAAGTGAAAGGAACTTTAAATCTTTATGAAGGAGAAACTAGGGCGACCGCATTACTATTCAATGCCGACACTGCGGATGGTCACGTTTATAGAAGAAGATTATATCACACAGACCGTGAATTGTACGATAGACTTCACAACGCCGCTGATGAAATTGAAAGGTTTACATTGGAAAGAGCAATCATTAGAAGAGATATAATGACTGAAGATAACAATCGTATACAAATACTTAACGGAACCATCACACAAGAACAATATAATTTGAACAGAGATATGTTGGCTGAAAGTGAAAGACTAAGAAATCAAATTAGATTGTTTCAATCAACGACGGTAACAAAGGTAAACCCAAAGTTTTGGACGAAGGTAAAAATAGTTCTTCAAGAAACTTGGAGGATGGAACCTGTTGGTGTTGTTGTTGTGAGTATATTACTGACACTCGTTACAATCGTTGGAATTGCTAAAATTTTAAGTATATGGTAAATAATTTTATATTATAAGAAATATTATTTATATTGTATCTAATAATGAAAAGACTTATTATAGTACTAATGTTGTTGGGAGTAACAGCACTAGAAGGAAAACCAAAGTATCGTATCCAAACGTGGACTTACGAAGGTACAACGTATTATTTACCACAACAAAAAGTGTGGTATAGTACTAACTATTTTCCATTACCTTTTAAAGTTTGGGAATCAGGATCATATCCATTTCAACAAAAATATCAAGCGGAACAAATTATTCAGAACTGGAAGGATTCATATCAGAATAGAAAAGAATATAAACGGTCGAGCTATTATATGGTTGAATAAAACTTTAAAACTATTATCTAAGTGATTAAACCATTTAAATTTTTTAAGGGGAAGATTTATACTGATGAGTATACCGTAGAACCACCATTTAATTTATCACGTCGTCATTGGAATATGTTACCACAGGATTTGAGAGGTGAGACACTACAAGAAATCGAATGTTATATTCAAGGATGGGAAGATGGTCGTATTGTCGGTGTGGTTAATCCATATCGTGATAGAACAAGACGTAATTTGTGGAATAGAGGATTTCTAAGATGGCGTGGTAGAATTGGGTGACAATCTCGGAAGTAGAATCGTGACAATTTCGGAAGTAAAGATAGATAATATGATAGTAATAGATAACTTTTTAAAGGAACCAGACAGAATTAGGGAGGATGCATTAGAACTAACCTTCACCAAGGCTGAACCCAACTCACCAGGATGGAAAGGGTTTAGATGTTTATACACCAATATGCCAGGTGAGGAGTTAAATGAATTGTTAAGGGAGAGACTACCTGAGTTGGATTCAAGGTTTACCAATCCACAGTTAAGATGTTATTTTCACTACACCTTAAATGAGAATATGTTGAACACCATACATACGGATGGTATATATGACTTCGCGGGTGTATTATACTTAACACCGAACCCACCATTAAATTCCGGAACGGCGTTCTATGATGATAACAATGAACAGATAGACTATGTGGAGAATGTATATAACAGGTTAACCATTTATCCAGCAAACATACGACATTCAATAAAGGAATCATTCGGGGATAATATAAACAACGGAAGAATGGTCTACACAATATTTTTTGGTATCGATAAACAATAATATAATAACACATCTAGTAACTTCATCAGGATATTTATGAGGATGAAGATACAAGCATTATTTATTTCGGACGTTCATTTGGGATCAAAGGGTTCCAATGCGGATAAGGTACTTGAGGTACTAAAGATATATCAACCTGAATATTTGTTTTTGGTTGGGGATATCATTGACGGGTGGTTACTGAAAAGGAAGTTTAGGTGGCCGCAGTCACATACGAATGTGTTGAGGAAGATTCTATCGTATTCAAAGAACGGGACAAAGGTAATTTATATTCCTGGGAACCACGATGAGTTTATGAGGGACTACCTTGAATTAAACTTTGGGAACATTGAGGTTCATAATGAATATATCTACAAGGACACGTACATCACCCACGGGGATTTATATGATGGTGTGGTTAAGTTAAAGTGGCTCGGTATCTTAGGTTCAGTTGGATATGATATGGCGATTGGTATTGACAGGAGATTAAAATCGTGGGGATACAAGAGATCATTATCGAAGTTCTTAAAGAACAGTGTGAAGGAGGCGGTAAAGTTTATGACATCATTTGAACAGGAGATAGTGAGACAGGGTATTAAACATAACTGTCACACCGTAATGTGTGGACATATACACCATCCTGACGACAAGAACATTGACGGCATCAGATATCTGAACTGCGGGGATTGGATTGAGAATAACAGTTATATAATATATAATAACGATGAATATACGGTCATTGCGTAAGAGGTTAACAATAGTAATCCCAAGTAAGAACGAGGGAATAATCTTATATAACTGTATTCAATACATATCAAGACAAAAACACATCTCGGGGGTAAGATTAATCATAGCAGATATATCGGACCAAGAAGAATCATTAACATACATAAAGAGATTACAAGTAGACTTCAAACATATATTGGATATAGAAGTAATCAAAGGAGGATATCCATCAGAAGGAAGATTAAACGGAAGTAACTTGGTAACAACCCCGTATATGTTATTCTTGGATGCAGATATATTATTAACCAACCCAAAGATAATAGAAGAGTGTTTATCTCATAGGAAAGATTTGGTAACAGTTCCATTCTATACAGATAAACCTTATAGATGGGTATTCAGAGTATTTGATATGTTCCAGACCTTATCCTCTTATATGGGGACACCCTTTGCGGTGGGAGGATTTCAATTATGGAACTCAGGAGCATACTGGACAATAGGAGGATATAATCCTGAACACCTATTTGCTGAGGACTATTCAATATCACAGAAGGTAAATCCAAAAGAGTTTAAGGTAGTCAAGATAGAGGGAACCTATACATCATCCCGTAGGTTCAAGAACAAGGGAGTGTTATGGATGTTCAAGATAATGATTAAGTCATATCTAAACAGAAACAACCCAGAGTTCTTTAAGAAGTCACACGGTTATTGGGAGTAGTTAAAAAAAAAATAAATGCACAAAGAACTTATAGTATTAACATCACAAATCTTATATAACATCTTTAAGGTGTTAGAGATAAAGTATACCTACCAGAATAAGATAGGAGCTCTACTCTTAAATTCAGTATGGTTAAATTTGGTAGCTCTTGTGTCCACCTATTATGCTATAGATGATTTACTAAAGGGAAACTTTACCATAGTAGTATTCTATATATTGGGTTCAGTTATTGGAAAGTATATAGGGATGAAGATAGGTAACCCCCGTAGTCAGATATGGACAAAGTTGTTTAAACAGAAGAAGTAATTACTATTCTAGAGGGAGGAGACGACAGTCTCCGACCGATTATAACGGGATGTAAATGACCCCTAATTTATTCCCGTTATTATACCCGTAAACAGGGGTTTTTTTAGTGACATATTGTCGTGATCTTTTTATATACATAAATAAGTGACTTTGTGTCCGGTTTTTGGGTTCTAATATATACCACCCACAATTTACCACCTTCTCCCACTTTGGTTGCAATACACGTAGGATTGACCCCTGCGTCAATCGTGAACCGTTTTTTATATTTTTCTATAAAGGGTATACTTTTATACATACATATATACGGATTATACCCGTTCATATAATAGTATAATGGTTATACGGTCGGGAGACTCTCGTCTCCCTCCCTTCATCCCGATGTCATACATCCCCTTACTAAGGTCCATATTATAAATTATCTAATGTAATACTTCATTCGTTACGAATATGATAATCAAACCACGTGGTTCTATTATGAATCTTCTAAAGAAACCTACGGTTTATTAAAGATATTATAATTGTCATACATTCCAGGACACCGTCGGAGACAACCTGAAGGGGGATCGACAGATCCCCCGCAAGTCATACATCACTTTTGCCAAACAACTTACGGGATGTCATACAGGGTGAACTTGTTTGGCAAGAATACGGGATGAAGGTCCGACCGGAGGGAGGACCGCAATAGATAAGGGCCAAACATTATTGACTAAAATGATAGGTGTATAAACAACCATTGTAATACGAATAATGTTTGGCCCCAAACCCTAGCCCAACTAAATAAAGTTAGAATCGGTTATACCAAGGTTTTTGAATTTCTCTCTAAGGAAGTTTCTGAATTCCACAGTCTGTGGTCCAGTTTCAATTTCACCTGTAATGGATAGTTTAAAGTCTGGACTAACAACTCCACCACCTACGGTGAAATTCTTGTCGTCCGAATTAACAACTATCTCAGGGTGACTTTTAAGTTTATAGGGTTCACCTTCAAAGGTACCCTTTTGTAATACTTTGAAAACAGCTTGTAATCTTTTTATTTTGACAGCTACGTGTTTGTCATATTCACTGTTGAAGTCTGGTAGTTGACCTGGGTTGATATTACTATAGTATCCATCTAGTACTTCTTTTATAGTTGGGGTGTCACCGATGAGGTCCCTCTTCAGGTCGTGAGGGATGTAGTCGAATAGATCAATCTTGTTATGGCCAAACATTATGTATATCCTGGAGACACTGAAGGTGATGTTATCGGTCGGGTCCACACCATTGTCATACAAGTACTGGGACGCTGTCTTCATCAGACCGTCGATTAGATCCACTGATATCTGAGGTGAGTCCACCTTTATGGTCCCGAGTATTACACCGTGCATATTAGGACCATCCTGTTCCCAGGTGATGGTTAGGTGGAACCTGTTCCCGTCATACACGGTTAGGTTCTCGAGTCTCTTCATTAACAAAACGTTTTCCTCGACAAGGTATATTAGTTTCTCCATATATCCTATAAATATTTAGAATATTTTAAAGCCAAACATTATTTTCCATCCCGGGTCGTCTTACACTGACGGGTATAAAAAAGGCCCAAGCGTTTGCACACCCAGGCCTTGCCCTCTTTTAAGGAAGTCTTTAATTACCCTCTTAGCAATTCGTTGCGGAAAGCTACAGCCTTTCTCTTGCTTGAGAAGTTTCTGCTTACAGTCTCGCCCTGAACTCTTACACGTACACGGTAAGAATACCCATCGTGGTAAATGTTGTCTGAGATTGGCACGTAGGTAGTTACCTGTGTTGCACGACCAGTGTTTGTTGTTTTCATAATTTGATTTGTTTATATATAAATTATAAACAAAATTATCTGTAATTCCAAATTCCATTAAAAAATATTTTTATATAGCCAAACATTATTTCATACCTGTCTTCTCCGTCCCACTGTCGATTATAAATCGTACATATCAAACTCCCTCACATTGTGTGCCTTTCTTTCTAACTTCACCACAGCCCTCAAGTCGTTTACTAAGGTCCTACCTACTGGGATGGCTTTCAAGGTGAACTCCATCGTATACTGATCAGATGTCTTGATGTGCAAACTAGATAAGCCCACCAACCTGTATAGGAATGGTTCGTCGATTTGGATGGACTTGATTCTGAAATAATGAATCTCATTCCTAGTAACAGTGAAGACACCGTTCGACTCCAGGATGTGATCCTCATAGAAATCATACTTGTGGCAATATAGTTCTATCATCTTCCATATTGCAATAAGCGGAGGGATGACAAACATTATGCCCGCAAGGCCAAACAATATCCAACCGGCATTCAGCCACTGTGAAGGTTTTAAAGTTATTTCTGGTTCATTCATAGCCAAACATTATTTGGGATCCTGCTCAGGTCCCGTGAATAAATCTGTGTATTTGTTTCCGTACTTCTTGGACATATACTCGTGGTACCTTTTAATCTTACTAGTATTATAGGTGAAGTAAATGACATAGAAGTCAAACAACCAGTGCAAGTTAAATAAGAACTTTTTCATTTGTTTTTGGATTAGATGTTAGTGAGAAGAACCAGGACTAAACAGCCTGGTTCTTATAGAAGTCAAATTCAATTGTTGTTCCGTCGGGTTCCACTCCGAAGTCGATACAGATACCAACCACCTTGCGGTTGATTCTTGCAACATACAGAGTATATGAACCATCTCCGAATCCAGATCTGGATACCACTCCGTGTTCGAAGTGTCCCCATCCTTCTTCACCTAAGGTACGGTCACACATATGTGCATACCATATCTCTCCTCCCTCATTGTTGTGGACTACATACTCCTTAAGGAATTTGGATTCCTGATTCTCGAAGACACTGTCCTTCCTGTAATACGCGTGGTCAAATATTCCAGCCTGACCCGAGTCAACACCTACCACAGCTCCAGCACATTCTTTCCATCTTAGATTGTCATCCATCTCGTAATCCTGATGGACCGCAATCAACATAGAATTCCTTATGCCCCAATCACCAGCGTTGAAGTACTTGTTATACACGGAGTACTCTCCAGGTAATACATTCTTAAGCTTATGTTGACACCAAGTAGGTTCCACATAGCAAGGGTCGGATATCATAACCTCCTTACCTAATTTAATTTTACTCATATCAGTTTATTTTATTGTTCGATGTAAAGATACAAACTAATTTGGAATATACTAATTATTTTTTAGTATTTTCTAACTCTTGAGTTTTACTGTACTCATAGACATTGTTCTTAATCTCAGTGTCCATAGCTCTTGTAAGCTTACTAACGGCTTTATCCATAAAGTCCTTATTGGTTAAAAGATCATCCACATTAGGTACTTCCCAGAATTCAGCCTTGTCCACGATAACACGAATGTCCTTAGACAACTTGCCACGACGGAAGAATGAACAACGAGCATATAAGTAATCTCTTACTAAGGACAACTTAATATCATCCACTGATTCTTTTGCTCTCATCTGCATAATGATCTCCTCAAGAGAAGCTAACTTCTCCACTGTAGGGCTAAACATTTTTACTAGATTCTTATACTCGACGGTGAATTTCTTCAGGTCTTTACTTGGTTTAATTTCATTACCATAGTTTACGAACTTATCGTAACTTGGAATTTGTCCCACTTCTACTAGATCAGTGAATACTCCGTCGATTGATTGATTAAATCTTCCCATTGTTTGTTTGTTTATTTAAACGTTTATAAATGGGAGCCAAAGATTATTTACCATCTCAGCTCCCGTGAAATTATTTTGATTCTTGTTGTTCTTCGTACTCCTCTTTGATATCATCATATAACTCAATAAGGTCACTATGATGTATCTTATCTACGTAAGGGAAGTCTTCCATCCATTCCTTTACTTCTCTCGGTTCTCCATCTTCAAACTCATACTCGAGATTGTTTCTAACCTCCATCCAAAAGTAATCCTCATCAATGAAGTATAATCCTTCGAGGTACTCATATGTTTGTCCCTCCTCCTCTCTACCATCACCATATGTAAGGAGTAGACCAGCGAAGTCACATCCAGGCTCCGAGTATTCCAGTCGAACATCTACACCATATTGTTCGGATAGTAATCTACAGAATCCATCCGGTGGTGACCAAGCTGTTTGTGGTGACATAGTAATACATTCCTCACCCTCAATATCAATGTTGGAGTCATCCCAGTTGATATCCCATTTACATCCATACCTGTCTGTGTTATGTTGATACCAACCTCCTCCCTGAAACTGGGACTCACTTATATTATCGTCCTTACCAACAAGAGTTTGAAATATACCAATGTTATCTTGTTTGGTGTCCATTGATTGTAACACCCTTTTAATCTTTTTTATTTTATCCTTGTCACCAGTAATGACAATAGAATTTGAACACCAGTTTGGCATAATCGTTTAGTTTAAGTTTTTACAAAGATATAAAAGGAATACCATTTTTCCAAATGATATTCCCGTTATACAATTCTTTACCAAGAAGCTTGGTAGTAGTAGTCACCTGTTTCATCTTTCAACAAGTCAGTAATCAATTCGATTGTTTCATCAACTTGTTCTTTGTAATACTCATCATATTCAGTTCCCCCGAAGAAGAACCCTGATGATGTTGGAAACAACTCCTCTAACTTCTCACTATCTTCAACCACTTCGATTTCAACAAATGATTTCTCACCATTTGACCAACCATTCTCAACCTGTACTTTTTTCTTCGGTGAGTTCTCCAAAATGTTCTTGACCTCGTGAAGTGTTACAACTAACTCCTCTAACTTGGTTCGGTCTACATAACTCTCTTGACACTCATCCAAACCACCCTGACAATTCTCCACAAACCAGTTGTGTAAAGCGTTGAACTTTCTCCAATACCCAACACCTTCGGTCACGTATGACACTCGTTCGGATTTGATGTCGGTGTAAGGTTCACCACCACGTTTAACTTCTACTTCAAATTGTTTCTCTGGTTCAATGTGTGACCATTGTTTAACATAAGTTTTTTTCGACAAATACATATCTAGTCCCATAATAATTTGTGTTCAGTAACCTGTCCCCGTGTTTTAAATTGATTTCTTTTACAAATGTATAAACTTTATTCTAATCCACCAAATTATTTTACAAAAACTTTATAATCTATTGTAAAAAGTTCTTCGTAATAATTTCCGTCGTGATTAACTCCATCCACATTCCAGAATGGCATCTCTCTTGGGTTGTACTTAATCTGTGTATTACTTTCAGTCTTGAAGTCACTTGTTGTAACCTGGACATCTTTACACTTAATATAAGCACATACCACTTTGGTAGTTTCACTATTAAAGATCTTGTCGGCTGCTCTTCTATTATTAGATAGGGTACAGCCAAACATATTGATCTGAACTTCAGCAGGATGGTGATAATCCACCCTGCCGTCGTCATACATTATTTTCCACTTCATATAGTTTTCACCACGTGAAAGGTTGAATCTAACTTTATTAAGCTTCGACATCTTCTTTATGATATTTGATTACAAAGTCCGCAGGTGAACCACGAAATAGTTCTTTCTTTTTACTTCCATTCTCATAACAAACGTACTCAATGGATTTATCTTCTTTGACAATAATATCATAGAGATAATCTTCCCACGATTTACCACGACTACTCAATGAATGAATATAACATCCACCAGTTCCAGTTTTCATTTTGTCTACGAGTTGGGCAGCTAAACAGCCAGCTCCATTGAAGACTAATTTTTCTTCTCCCGGACTATATCCGTTAACTATCGTTCCAGTTGATAACCATTCAGCGGTATCAATAGGATGACCTGTTGGGTATCCGTCATATTGCAGATACACTAAAACTAAATTCTCATTTTTGATTTTACCGGTTTTGTCATCAGTCCATTGTTCGATAACTCGGTAGGTTGAACGTGTTCCCATTTTGTTTAGATTTATTAATTATTAAATGATTTATTTTACAAAGATATAACTTTTATTCTGTTCCACCAAATTTATTTTATTAAAAGAAATTCCATTAATTTTGGTCGATACTTTCTGATCTGTGGCAAAGTTGCTTGAGATACTTCATCGTCGCAACTCATACCCCACATATCGGTTCTAACATCACCATCCTCGAAAGTTTGGATGACAACTCCGATTTCTGGTTCTTGGTCTTCACCGTATTCCTTGTAGAGAATATCACCTAGTTGATAACCTGGTGAAGTTTCATTTTCATACTCGAAGCAAGCGAATCTTTTGTGGTCACTTACTGAGATCGGTTTTCTTTTTTCTTTAATCATTGGTTATGTTTTTTTGTTCGGTACAAAGGTATAACCTTTATTTCAATCCACCAAATTTTATTTTAATTATTTTAAAATTATTTTATTTTGGGCCGCCGATGCAGATCATCCCTAATAATGATTGGCTCTCACCTTCACAGAAGACTGCCGGCAGCGTCTTCATAATAATGATTGGCTCGGCCAAACAAATTTCATCTGTGCACAGTGACCGGAGATTCTTGGGCATAAAAAAACCCCTTTCGGGGTTTCTTATATTATTGTATTACGAACTTATATTTTTTATCCAGTTTGTTTCGAACTCGTTTGAACTTCAAACCGACAATAACATTATCATCATCCCGATATCTCATATCGTACTGATCACCATCAATTACCTCATAACCTTTGTATGACGTGGGAACTTTGTCGAATACCATCGCCACCCTAATGTTATTATCTAACATCTTAAAACAATCATCCATATTGTTACCACTAAATGAAAACGTTAAATCGTAATTAGGGTACTTAAGTTTCAACCTCACACGATTAGGTACTTTTGTATAATCGTAGAATTGAACATCGGGAAATATTTCCAGTATGTTTTTATTAACTCCATCAATTGACAAGTAAAAAGATTCGGGGGAGATATCCGAAGTATTATTCAGACGAACACTAAAATGATAACCCAGATCACTCGCCTTCTTTTTGGCGATAGTAATATCATCCACTAACCACTTCATAAAGAATTCCCTCTCCTCAAAAAACAATTTAGTTTTTTTGATTCGTGAATTGTTAATCGTGTTTTTGTGAGTGTCCATTTTATTACGACCTGATTCATTCAGACATAACAATGTACATTCCTTTGTTCTCATCGGGCAAACTTCGTACCCACTCATTTTGGCAGGTGCCAAATATAAAGTGTATACCAGTTCATCGAACTTGTACGCCTTTTCGTGTTTGGTAGAGTTGTTAACCATACCTAAGTAAGATAGTCCTGTAGACTTCTTAGATTGTGAGATGTTTTTGTAAATCATAATTTGTTTTTTTTGTTCGGTACAAATATATAAAACTATTTCCATTCCACCAAATTTAATTTAAAAATAAGTAAAGTTTTTTTTGTGCCCTGGATGCCGGTGCAGATCATCCCTAATAATGATTGGCCACCAGTTGCGCATAATTTAGCCAAATTGCTGCGCATAAATGGGACCACCTGTAGCTCGCAACAGCACCCGATAATGATTGGCCCAGGACTATGATTGATAATCAAGTAGTTACGATGGCCAAACATTATCCGCCTCTGCTGCCAGATCTGCGCAAATAGCAAGCAAATAGCAAGCAAAGAAAAACCTCACCATTTCTGGTGAGGTCTCCTGAACAATAAAACTTACTAATCCAAAAACCTACTAAATTCTACCTGAACTAATCTTTTTAAACAAGTTCATATAGTTGTTATCTATCAATTCTTGCTGAGTTGTTAATACCTCATCAAATGATTTTAACTTACTAATTAATTCCCAGTTCTTTTTATCCCTGGAAACATACTTCTCATAATACTTCTTGTTTTCACTCAATTGTATTTTACAATACAATTTCGTGGAATGGTCAAACATTCTTAATGTCTGATCTTTCGACAATTTTTTAATCATAATACATTTGTTTGTTTTCGTTCTGCAAATATACACATAATGTTAATAACCGCAAAACTTTTTTTAACTTATTCACATTCAGGGCCAAACACTATCTGACAGGTCCCCCGACCCAGATCATTCTTCCAGGTAATACAAATAAAAAAGGGTGAACCGAAGTCCACCCCTTAACTTACTAACCAACCTATATAACCCAAATCTTAAAATCTCAAATTGATTTTGTCACGACTACCGAAGTTATACAACTCCTCAATCATTCCGATATATTGTTCAACTGTCCCACACATAGTGATTAAGTTTGGTCTTAATTGAACCTTATGTAAGAACTTCTCAAAGTTAAACTCTGGTTTCTTTGATAAGACTTTAACTAAAGCTCTAACAAAGATTGAACGATTGTACCCTTTGAAGAATGGTTTAAGTGACATAATGTAATCACCCCACATTCTCGCCTTACCCATATCACGTGTAGTAAAGTTACCACTCTCAAACTCGTTACGAGGAACTGATGAGAATGAATTTTTACACAACATCATACATTCAGTAACTTTAAGTTCTTTGTACTCCTTAATGAAGTTGTTTAACTTAATGTAGTGAGGATTGTTTTCTTCAACGAATCCGTGAATGTGGTCTGTAATAGCCCAGTTCTTCTGGTTTCTATTAAGGTTACGGATAGTTTCAAACCCCGCTTTTTTCTCAATAGTGTAGTGAACTGGAATACCCACTTGGATAGCCGCCTTCACTCGGTGTTGTCCGTCAATGACTTCACCTTTCTCATTGATAACGACATACGAACCAGGCTCCCAACCTCGTAACTTCATATTCTCAATGATACCTTTTACGTGTGAGTCTTTGATAATACGATTGTCACCACGAAATTTGAACTTGTTGTAATCTTTGGTAGAGTAAACCTCGTTTACTTTTTTACCTAATAATTGTACGTGTCCCATACTTAATTTTTGTTCAGTAACCTGTCCCCGTTTTTTGGATTATTTAAATTATAAATTGTTTAAACAAAGATATAAAGAAGTTTTCATTCCACCAAATTTATTTTAATATTTTTAAAAACTTTTTTATATGTTATTATAATACAGGTAGAACTCCATCAGTTCCATAGAATAAAACCCCACCATCATTACCCTCATCATCACAGGATAACATACAACTTGTACCATCATTCAGGACAAAACATACAGGTCGTTTATACCAACCCATCATTTCCATTTCCTCATCATTAAGATAACGAACTTCTACAATAGTTTTTCCCTCTAATACTCTCTTAGCTACCTTTGTCCAGTGTGAGTTTACTTCTTGGTCTTTTATGTTTGACATATCTTTTTGTTTTTGTTTACACAAAGATATAACAAATATTTCAATCCAACAAATATTATTTAATTTATTTTTTCCTGGGAAGAACCGGTGGCCGGTGATCCACCTGTCGGATAATGATTGGCTCAGCCAAACAAATTCAGTCCAGGGCCCACAGCGTCGGAAGGTGAGAGCCAAACATTATCGAACAGCGCACAGTGGCGCTGATCTGGTTCTTGGGCATAAAAAAAGGGAATGATATTTCTATCACTCCCTCTTACACATTAAACACAAATTATAAACACAATTTTATATAATATACATTATGTCTTTTATAATGTAAACTTAATTTGAAATTCTTTTTTCTGTTCTAATACATTCAGCTTCCCATTGTTCACAAATGAATAAGATTTCATTTAATGTGTCTACGTTAAACTTTTCGTATTCAGTTTCACAACTATCAATCGGGTCTGAACTCATCGAACTTGGGTTATAGATATTCATTTCCACATAATCTTCGGTGAAATATTCTAATAGACCAACAAAACTTCCTAACTCACCTGAACATATTGAAGGTGTTTCTCCCTCCAACTCTCCAATATTAAAACACCCATTAACTTTTAAGATGTCTGTAATACGTTTGATTAATTCTAACTTATCCATTTTAAATTGATTTAGTGTTATCCCAAATTATGTTACCATCCTCGTCATACAATTCCTCCGTAGGTTCTGCACCATTTTCATCTGGTATCATACCTTCAAGAGTGTCGTCAATTTGTTCCCACGGCAGTTCCGTGTTATCACCTCTCTCACGAAAGGCAATTGCCAATTTCTGAGCTTCCTCTAATGAGTTAGCCTCGATTTCAAATTCTGTACGATACCAGGTTGTAACCTTTGTATCTAAATGAAAGTTAAATGTCGTTGGGGTCTGTTCCATTGTCTATCGCTTTTTTAATTATGATTACAAGTATTACAACCATCGCAGCTAATACTACTACAACTCCGAATACTAAAAGTATATAATATAATATATTCATTGTTATTGATTTTAAATTTGACGAATACTCATATAATCTTCTAATTCCTCCAAAGGTATTCTTCCATTGTTGGAACTATAATACCCTTGTAATTTATACCTTTCTTTCCACTTGTCAAAAGCTTCGAAAGCTTTTTTCTTTGAGATGTAATAAGGTTTATCGAACTCAATCGTAAACCCGTCTGGACTTAATACTTGATACTTTGTCATAATTAATTTTTTTGTTCGGTACAAAGATATAATAAAAATATCATTTCACCAAATATTATCTAAATAAAGTTACAAACGATCCAAAATATTCTTCAAATACGTTGACCGCGTTTTCGTAATCACCACTCATCAT